CAGAACTACAAACTGTTTTGGCAAAGTTTACATTATTAGCCGATTGTCCATCATCGCTGGCCGGAATGGCTGGCATGGGAATAAGAGTTAAACAGGATGAAACCGGGTTAGAATTTTACACAATTTAGTCATGAAAATATTAAGAAACGGCACTTCTTCAATATTCGTTAATTTTGAGGGTAAGGCTTTGAAGTTACAAGACGATAACTATGTTGAACCAGACCCAAATGCACTGCAAATTGAAGTTCAGGTGGATGCTGGTCAGGTTTTCACCATCCCAACGACAACTTCATTTAGCTATATGAACACATCAGGAACAAATGTATCAAGCGGAACTTTGGTTTATGATTATTATGTAGATTGGGGTGATGGGTCAGCAATCGCTCACATTACAACTTACAATTCAACGGATAGAATACACACTTATGTTTTAGCAGGAAAATATATCATTACAATTACATCACCTACAAAAAAATTCCCTGTTTTTGATTGTAATGATTCGACAGCAGTAAATTCAAGATTACTTATAACTAGAGTAATTTCATGGGGTGATGTTGGAATTAAAAAAATAAACTTTTATGGTTGTGGTGCACTGGTAACACTTCCTGAACAAAGAAGTAAATTAACTACGCTTTTAACTGCTATGTACTTTTGTCAAGGGTGTACATCTCTATCTGCCATACCTTACGGTACATTTTTTAAAACAGCGACTCAGGATATTGTAATTGCAGATTTTTCTTACGCTTTTTACAATTGTACAAAGTTATTATCAATTCACTCTACGACATTAGTTGACTGCATTTATGCACGATCATTTTCGTTATCATTTGGAGGCTGTACCAGAATTACTACACTTCCTGATGAATTATTTTACTCCTGCCCAAACGTCACAACTTTTGCTCAATGTTTTACAAGCTGTACATCGCTTGTATCAATTCCAGCTACATTGTTTTTATATAATACAGCTTCACCTTGCAATTTTTCTTACACGTTTTACAATTGTTCCTCTTTAGTTTCAATCCCTGCACATTTATTCGATACGGTTCACAGTAATATATTCTATCAATGTTTTTATGCCTGCAATTCATTAACAACAATACCTGAGTACCTTTTTCTCGGCCAAAACTTATGCACATCGTTCTACCAGTGTTTTTATGCTTGCGGTAAACTTAAAGGCGTTCCGACTGGTGTTTTTGATATATCGGTAAATGGGGTTAATAACTGTACAGATATGTCGTCCTGTTTCATAAGTTGCGGAACCGACTCTTCTGTAACGACATTTACAATAGCAGACAATCTTTTTGATGATTTATACAGGGTAACAAGTTTTTACGGGATATTTAATGGGTGCACTAAATTCACCGGAATCCCAACAGATTTATTTATCAATTGCATTGCAGTTACCGATTTTTCATTTGCCTTTGCATCTAATAAGCATACGGCAATTCCTTCAGGTTTATTTGACTCATGTACAGAAGTAACTAATTTTCAGGGAACGTTTTATAACAATACGTTATTGACAAGTGCTGGAATCCCGGAATCGTTATTTTATAATTGCACAAAAGCAATTTTATTTGGAGGTACATCAACCAGTTATGGTACGTTCTCTAATTGCAATAACGTAGGATTTACTTATATACCTGCAACACTCTTTAAATATTGCATAAATGCCACTAATTTCGGGGGCTGTTTCTATAATTGTGCAAATGTAACTACCATTCCGGTAGATTTGCTGCGATACAATACTTCTGTTACAGATGTAAATAATATGTTTGCGGCTACAAAGATAAGTTCTCTTTCCTCAAATGTGTTCCAATATAACCCATCTATCACAACTGTTTATGGCTGTTTTACTAATTGTACTTTATTAGCATCTATTGATGAAAATATATTTAACACTAATTCAAGTTCAACGAATGCTATCGTAGATTTTTCTTTCACTTTTTCTGGTTGTAACAATGTAGGGCTTACTTCAATCCCTGCCAATTTATTCAGGTATAGCATTAATGCGAAATTGTTTTATAATACTTTTTCAAATTGTAATAAAATAACCTCAATACCTTCAGGTTTGTTTCAATATAACTTACTCATTGAAAATTTATATGGTTGTTTCAACGGTTGGATAATGACCTCAATTCCGAGCGATTTATTCGCTGGGTTAACGCAAGTAAATACAGTACAGCAATGTTTTTACTATTGTCATGAGTTACTATCAATACCTTCAGGTTTATTTGATTCGATTGGGGTAAATAGATCGGTGAATTTCACCAGTTGTTTTCAGGTTAATAGCACCTTAGCATCTTACAACAAAATAACCGGAGCCGTCCCAGAACTTTGGAATAAACCAAACAATCCGGTTGGGGTGCAGTGTTTTAGAAATAGAACGGCTGTAAGTAATTATGCCAGTATTCCGGCTGGGTGGAAATAACACTACAATTAACCGTGTGCGAATTTTTTGCACAAATCGTTTTCGCGGTTATACTTCTTGAATAGAAAAATTTGCTGCTCAATATATTTTACTTCTGAGTGATAAGGTTTTTTTTCATAATTAGTTTGGTTTTACTCCCTACATTTTAGCATTGTGTGGGGGGTTTTTACAGAAACGTTTTACTTAAAAATAATAGCTATGGCAAAGATTGTAGATAATGTAAGTTTAGTAGCCGGGCTGATTACTTCAACAGCCGTTGCGCCTGCGAATAACGTCAGGTTTCACATTGCAACAAGTAATGTAGTTGATCTCACAAAAGAGATTAAAATCAAGCTAAAAGTGAAAGACGGAAGTGCTGCTTATGCAATACTGACAGATGACAATGACAGGCCAATCACGATCTCACTTTTTGGCAACCAGGAGAAAAGCCGGAACATTTTCGGAATCAATTCAGCTTCATTGATTGCCGAAGTTGTGAATGCTCCCGAATTAATTGGAAACATTTCAGTCTGGACAAATGAAAGCTAGTATTTCAGCCGGTAAAATATCCGGAATCGAAGCGGGTAAAATGGTTCAACATGGTTCAAATTCGAACCCCATACTTATTGGTGGAATCTGGAACGATTCGCTACTGTGGAATGATAATGATATATGGAAAGATTAAATTATAAAACTAAAAATAATGGAAACCCTAAATAACGGAGAACCCGGATTATCCATCAGAAATAAAATAAATGGCAATTTTTTAGAGCTATTAAATCGCTCGGGTCTTATTGCCGGATCGTTCACATCTGCCCTACCAACTGGCACTATTGCAACCGACAAGGTATATCTCTATGCGGGTACAAATGCAACACTCGTTGATGGTATTACATGGTATAATGGTGATTCAGCTCTGTATAATGGAAGCAGTTGGTCTAGAATACCATTTCAGAGTTTGGCAAACTACTACACGAAACTAGAGTTTGATACGATTCTTAAAAACAAAGGGAAAAACAGATTCAACTCCGCCGATGCAGACATTAAACTTGGCTATTTTCTTTCCGTTGCAAATGCCCTATCCACCAACGCGGGCTACAATACGACGGGATATATGGCGGTTACTCCAGGCGAAAACATAGTTTGCAGCATTTCGACCAAAACATTAAAGATAACTCTTCGAACGGTGGTTTTCTATAATTCTTCAAAAACGTTAATTGCCGGAGGTGTCGAAAATGTCACGAGCTGTGTAATCCCGGTTAACGTTGCATACATAAGGTGTTCAATTGCAACAGGGATAATTTCCACAGCGTTGTTTCCCACAATTCAATTTGAAAACTCAATTCACCCGACCGACTACGAGACTTACTATCAATCCGTTTTCGATCCGAAATTACGGCACAACATCGCATCAATCAATTACGACGCTGTTGATCAATTTGAAAGCATAAATATGCTTGATGTGAGCAAAATAATCGGTGGCAAATTTGTTGATTTATCTGGGATAGAAAATATACATGACTCATATAATGCTGCCGGAGAACTCATCAAGGTCGATGTGGGCAAAAGGGTAATTGCGGTCAACTCAACGACCTTTCAACCGATGACGTTCAGATTCATTACTTGCTATGATTCTAACTTTGCCGCAATGCCAGGCTCTGGAGTTCAAAGTGTAAATTACTTTGATGTTCCAACAGGAGTTGCCTATATCAGACCCACTTTCTTCGTTTCGGAAGGAACTTCAATCATGCTTCAATACGGTTATGTTCCATCTGTCTTTCATTCAAAGCATAAGACAATATTACCGAATTATTTGCCGTCGAAGAAAACAGTTCTAGCAGGCAAAACAGTACTTGTTTATGGTGATAGTAAAGTATCGGATAATCAATACCTTAACGTTATGTCGGCGTTAACTGGAATAGATCGTTTCTTCAATATGGCTATTACTGGTGCTAATATAATTGGGTTTTCAACTCGCAATGAATCAACAAATAAATACGACTGGAGAACTTCATATCCAAACAGCGGCACTGACACCTACAATGACAGGCTTTTAATTCCACAAATTGACCATACCCCAAATACTCTCAGACACAAATACAACATAATATCTACTCCATTTCTTCAGGCAGATGCAAGATACATGTTAAAACCTGACATTGTCATTATTGATATTGGGTTCAATGACTGGAAAAATGCGATGGAAAAGACTTACGAAACTTATGCTGACGTAATCGATTTGACTTACAACCAGTTGCTTGATAGAGCATCAGATGCAGGGGTTCTAACCGTAAAAGTATTGACATATTTGAGGCTGGCTCTTGAAAAACTCAATGCCGAAATAACAGAAACACTTGATGGTTACACCTATGGAATTGATTGTCGATTATCAAAGTTTGTTTTCGTGACGCCGATCCAATGCGCTAATCCATTCACTTATATAGATGGAGGAACAAGTAATCATACTAAATCACTTTTAGAATTTGGAGACTATCTGAACGATTTGCTCTCAGATTATTCAATCAGTCGGATTGATGGATACCGGGATGGTGGAATTTCGCGAAGATATGAATCTGTAGGAGTCGCTGGCAAGTTTTTAACAGATGGCATACATCTTAACTCATTAGGGGCTATAAAAGTAGGAAGAGCTTTTGCAGCAAAATTAGCTTCTATGCTTCGTTAACCTTGGAGACTATTTGAACCAGAATTTACGAATATAAAAAGCGGCTCCGGTCGCTTTTTTAGTTACATAGGTAAAAATTATATCTCATTATATTTTAAGGAAACAGTAAATCAATCATCATGAAATTATTGTCTTTCCTGGTATTATTATTCATTTCCATCCAGATGCAGGCTCAGACTTACGTTAAAGTAGCTGACAAAGCCGAATATGCAAAGTATGAAAAATGGGGAAAAGATTCTATTTCGATTGACATCGTACAGTACGGAAAGGCAACCATCATAAATCCGAAAGTATTGGGTCTTGATTACCAGCTTTACAAGGCTGTTTATGGCAATTACACTGATAAGCTATTGAAAGATACTATCTGGTATCAGTTGTGGCATCGTGGACTTAAAACAACGGCAATCTCATTGACTTCCGACCAGGTGTTATTGACAAAAAAAGTGAGAATTAAAACACAGCGATGTGAAATATCACCAGCTCACTACTATTTAATCAGGGATAAAGTGAGAGATCAATGGTAAATCAACAGTCATATCAAGGTATCGAAAGACCAGCCTCTCCTGATTGGCTAGGTTGGTTTATTCTTGATTTACTGGATGAAAACCCGAATGAAACTGAAGAACATATTGCAGAAATAAAACAGCTACTTGATTTTGAAGTGAAGCTGTTTTTCTACTGCTTGAATTATAAACTTCCGGCTGATACCGGATTATAAACGCAAGAACATGAGCAATGAAGAGCAAACACACGCACAGTTGATAGAAGAGATTATAAGCAGAAAACTAAAACCATTTTATTGGCTTGTAAGCATCGCAATTACTCTGTTTGGTATTGTTTCTGTACCTATCGCGGCACAGGTTATTACTCTTACCCAGAATCAGGGAGTCATCGAGGTAAAGGTTAATCAGAAAGTTGATTCTGATGAAGTCTATCGTAACTTCATATTAAAAGGAGTTTATCATCTTCTGCAAAAAGACGAACACGAGTCAGATATGGAAGCGATTGCAAATCCAGATAATTCAGCATTCATTTATATGAAAAACAATAGCAAGGAAGCCGAACAATTGGATTTAGGAACTAGGTCATCAACAAATTATAAATCAGATTACCTAAAGGCGACTCAAAATCAAAAATAAAATGGCAAATTTCAACCAGGCATTTAAGTTGATGATCGAGCATGAAGGCGGCTATGTGAACGACCCGCAAGATCCGGGCGGTGAAACTTACAAGGGCGTAGCCAGAAAAATGCAACCTAATTGGGATGGCTGGCCAATGATCGATTTATTTAAGGCCCATGCTTCGTTTCCTTCAATGCTGGATGGAAATATTGAACTGCAAAATAAAGTGATTGCATTTTACGAGCAAAAGTTTTGGCTCAGGACTGGTGGCGATATGATCATCAATCAGCAAGTTGCCGAATCTATTTTTGATTTTGGTGTGAATGCCGGTGTTGGTACCAGTGTAGAACTCGCTCAGGGAGTTGTTGGATCCGAAACAGACGGAAAGATGGGGATTCATACCGCTGATGCAATTAATTCTTTTGATCCGGACCTATTTCTTGCATCATTTTCCCTGGCTAAAATCGCTCGCTATATCAGCATCTGTAAAAAGAGACCTGAAAGCAAAAAATACTTTTTCGGATGGGTTTGTCGAGCATTGAATCTATAAAATACAAATATGAAAAAGTCAGACATTGGAACCTATCAGGAGCTTCAGCCTAATGGTATGATAGCCGACAGTTGGATGAGAAGAGCAGCGACATGGACCTTTGTATTCTGGGTTTTGACAACCATTTACTTTTGCGCTTCCTACGAATATCATTTCTATACTTTGTCTCAAATGGTCAGCACAAAAGTAGGGGAATCGACCGAAGGGATAATCTCTCAACAGACCTTCATTACTCTTGTGAATCAGCTCGAAGTAATCAACTGGACCATATTTGCCTTTTTTGGATTGGCCGTGTTCGCTCCCAAAGCGCTGCAAAAGTTCGCCGAAACAAAAATGGGTATTAAATCAACAACGGAGTCAGAAAGTTCATCATCATCTAAAACTACAATGCAATGAAAGAAATTTACGCATTACTCATAATCGTTTTTCTATTAGCCGGGTGCCGGTCAACAAAGAAAACAACCGAATCATCGAACATTCAGTCGAATCAAACTGAATTTAATCAATCTAAAGATTCAGAATTAATCAGCAAGTCTGATGCAACGCAAAAAGATAAGGTTGATAATGACATTTTAATTGAGGAAACCAATGTCACAGTAACCAACAAGTATTACCCACCGACCAAAGCTGACAGCGCCAAGGCAAAGGCCGAAAACAAGCCACCAGTAGGCGCTTTAGAATCAACAACAACTTCAACCAATACAAAAAAGAAAGTTGATAAAACGAAAGCTGCTTCTGAAAAAACCAAGTCTGATGAAAGCAACTTAAAGGCTAAAGAGGATAATTCAGCCAAATCGAAAAATTCAGTTGTTGCAAAAAATGCAACTACTGAAAAGAAATCAGTCCCTATTCAGTGGGGTTGGATATTCGCCTGTGCTGCTTTGGGCGTTTCGATATTTATCTACTTCAGCAAGTCAGGTCCGGCCACTATCGTAAAAACATTTTTATCAAAGATTTTCGGAAAGTAAATATATTTTAAGGCTGCATAGAAACAGATTTTTTTCATTAGTTTGGTTTAGGTTAGTTAGTTTTAAAGGTCGGTTACAGAGGTAGCCGACCTTTTTTAATGCCATTGACATATATCAATTAAATCTACAAAGCGGCTATTTTGGTCGCTTTTTTTATGTGTTGTTCGCCATGCAAATAATTTTGTTTTGTGGGTTGTATATCCGAGTCAATGGCTTAATTTTGCCTATGTCTGTCACTAATTACATATTTCAAAGGGTCCATAGACCCGACTCCATTATCCAGATAAGGCCGATGGAGTGGTACCACCGTAAGGCGTACCGGCTCAATATGCCCTTTGGATATTTAGTGACAGACAACTCCATTGGCTCTATTATCAAAAACCAAAAATCAAAAATCATGCGAATGTTGAAATGGGTAATCATGGGTGAAATACTCATGGTGTTGGTGAAGTTTCACCCACACGAGAAGTTGTTTACGCTTGAAGAAAAGCGAATCTATTATGAGTTGAAAAAATGTGTTGTTATTTTATCAAAAGAAAATGATGGGTACAGGATCGAGAATGCCAGGTTCCCTTCGTTGATCAAATTGTGTTTGACCTCTTTTATTTTGTTTCCCCTAATTTAATGAAAACTTAATCCGTAATATGTTGTATCTTTACGCTCTCATCCTCTGAATTAATTTTCAGGGGATTTTTTATGAGTTGCAAATAAGTTGCAATCTTATCTTATTCAATATCAATGACTTATCAAACATAGAAAAATATTATAGCATTTTAACACAAAATTTGTCATTTTTGTTTGGAGATTACACAGAGATGTGTATATTTGTGTATCACAATTCTGTAATTCTTACGCAAAAATAACAAACTATGTTACACTTGTATTACACAAATCTTACTTCAAATGAAGAAAAGGCTAAATTCTTCGATGAAGCTGCCTTAAAATGCAGGGTAAGACCTTCAACTGTTAGGAGTTGGATCGCAAAACCAAAATCAAACGCATTCAGGATTCCAAAACCTGTCTACCGTGGCATACTCTCGGAAATCACCGGAATTAAAGAAGAAAAACTCTTTAAAAACTAGGCCATGGATCAACTTGTATTCAAATCATCAAGAGGAAATCCAGTAACCAATAGTAAGGTTATTGCTGAACGATTCGGAAAGAATCACAAAGACGTTTTGAAAGCAATAAGAGGTCTTGAGTGTTCTGACGATTTTCATAAGCGCAATTTTGCGCCGATGTTCTATATCAGCCAAATAGGTAACGGAGGAAAAAGACAAGACCCATACACAATAATGACACGCGATGGATTTACATTTTTGGCAATGGGCTTTACTGGTAAGGAAGCGGCTAAGTTTAAAGAACAGTTCATCGAAGCTTTTAATTCAATGGAGTCTAAATTAAAAACAATTACCCCATCTATCCCCGGATCATTTGCCGAAGCTCTTGAACTTGCAGCACACCAAGCCAGAGAAATTGAATCACAAGCCAAATTAATTGCAATTCAGGCACCAAAAGCAGAACTGGCCGACAGGTTGATTGATACCGAAACTCGCGTTGATATTGGTCAGGCCGCCAAACTCCTGAAACTTCCTTATGGACGCAATACCTTCTTCAAAGAATTGCGCGACCGTGGTATCTTCTTTAAAAATCGCAACGAACCAAAACAGGAATATGTTGACCGTGGATACTTTCAGCTTTTCATGGTTGTTATAGAAACGAATACCCATGGCGATCTGTCAAAAACCAAGATTGTAGTTCCTCAAAAGGGTCTTTCATGGTTAGCTAAAATGTTCGGGTCCGAATTAAATAATCAACTTCCAAACCTTAATTCCATTTAGCCATGACCGTAACAGAACCACAGGTAGCAGACAATGGTAGATATACTGTAACTCAGGCCGCGAAAGCCCTAGAAGTATCAACCAAGACAATTAATCGCCGGACTGATTCAAGAGACTTAAAATGCAAAATTCACAAGGCAACAGGCAAAAAACTTTACTCAGGATCAGAACTGAAGAAGTTCTGGAGATCCAATTATTAGCACTTGTTTTTATTGATTGAATTTTCCTTGTTCCGGGGTGATTGCCGGGATGAGATCGGGGGATGCTGGCTCTAAAGGTTCGATTCCTTTTCCCCTGACAATACAAATTTTACTGAAAATACAAACGGTTGCTCAATAACCAGAAAGCAAAAGAAACCAAGATCCGGCTGAGACAAACAGCATAAACACCCCGAAAGAGCGAAAGAGCGCGATGAAAAGTAGGGAACAAAAACAAAAACATTCTCCTGAAACTCAGTTCGGCTGGTTACTCATGGGAGATTAATAATATGAAAATATTTAGACATGATATAAGCCCTCATGACTTTAGAGATGCGGTGATGGTTTTCGAACCTGAGCAAGAGCGCTAACTCCAGAAAGGCACGATGTATAAATTTTTTCAGGGTGTAACTTCTTGATCGGAGTTACACTCACAACCCAAAGGTCAGCAAGCAACACCGTAGCAATACGGTTCTTTCTTCGGAAAGATTGACACTCTGTTCATCAAGTGTTGGACAGATAGCTTCGAATCAAGAGTAGTGGTAAGATTCTCAGCGAAACGGTAGCCATTACAAACAGGCCGGTGTACCTTGATCGGTTATCCGGCCACGATAGATAGTTACAGAGGTGCTATCTGTTTCTCGTTAGCGCGAGGCTTTATTTGAAATCGATGACAATCGGGAAAGACTGATGATGGGGTGTACTCAGGGCAATTGCGCCTGATTGTTTGGTTCGTGACCATACGCTCCACAATGTTCGTTGAAACTATTTTGAAACTATTAAGACGTGGGTTCGACTCCCACCACCTCCACCCAATTCGCCAATTGGAAAATTCAGGTGACCGAATACTGACATTAAGTTGGGTGTGAAAATCGGTTAGTGGCTACATCGTACAGCCTGAATTTTTAAAACTTTCGGGGGTGTCTGGTTTTGATTAGCAGATAGTATGGATAGCGGAGAACATTAAAGCCATAACAGGCAACGAATACCAAATGAAAGCAGCGGCTTAGAGTTGTTGCGATCAAAGTAGGCGAACCTATACTTTAAATGGGTCCTATTAGTCTCTGAAGAAAAGGGAACACTTTCGGTGTAATGATAACCGATGGCAGCCGGAAAGACGGCAAATGGACTCTTAGCTCAGTTGGTTAGAGCGGCAGACTCATAATCTGAAGGTCATCGGTTCAATTCCGTTAGGGTCCACAATGCGTTTAGAAAGTTTCTCACGGCTAGTGAAGTATTCGGTTAACCAGACCGACTTCGCTTGTTTTTTCTATGCCGGAGGATTAAGTTTCTCCGGCTATTTTATATAGATACTGAACCTATTTGAAACTTCAAACATAATTTTATATGAAAGTAATTGTAACTTTTTCGGGTGGTAAAGATTCAATCGCTGCCTTGCTTTGGGTTAAAAACAACATGACAAAGAAGTTCACAACTGTTTTTTGTGACACTGGATGGGAGTCTGAAATTACCTATAAATATATTCAGGAAGTAAACGAACAGCTTGGATTAAACCTGATCACTTTAAAGAGTAAAAAGTATGATGGAATGATTGATCTGGCTGAAAAGAAAGGCCGTTTCCCTTCAACTAAAGCACGTTTCTGTACTGAGGAATTGAAGTCAAAACCGATGGTTGATTATTTGCTTGATGAAGTGAAAGAACATTGTTTAGTTATTCAGGGAATACGTGGCGATGAAAGTTCAGCCAGAGCCTTAATGAATAAGCAATGTAGGTATTTCAAGTATTATTTTGAACCGTATCAGACAAATACACTGATAGTTGAAAGGCTTTCTAAGATTCCTGTTTTATCGCTTTCTCAAAAGGTGAATCTTAAAACTGCTCAGGATCGGCTTGCAAAAGGAAAGAACGATGAAAAGTTTCATACATACCGGAAGAAAGAAGTAATTCAATTTTGCGAAAAATATATGGATGATCTTTTAAGACCTGTATTTGAATGGTCTGGTCAGGACGTAATTGACTATTCAATTCTTAACGGAATACAGCCAAATCCTTTGTATTCAAAAGGAATGAGCCGTGTGGGTTGCTTTCCTTGTATCATGTGTAATCAGGGTGAAATCTTATCGCTTATAAATCATTTTCCTGAACGGTTAAAGGAGATTCAGGCCATAGAAGAAAGACTTGGATCAACATTCTTTAAGCCAAATTATATTCCCGAACGATTCAGAACCGGAATCATAGTAAACAAGAAAGGAAAGACGGTCAGATTTTCAAGGGCAATTGATGTAGAGAACTACGTTAAGTCAAAAAATGCCACGCTTGATATGTTTGATCCTGAACCTACAAGTTGCATGAGTTTTTACGGAACTTGTGAATAGCAAAAAGGGTTCAACTATAGGAATTTCATAAATAAACAAATACACAATCCATGCCATCCAGAACACTACTCAAAGAAGTAAAAACAGAAACAATCCTACCTCATAAAATCATAATTACCGGAATTTACCGGGAAAAAGGAAAGTTAGTCGTTCGCAAATTCGAATTGAAAGGACTTATCCGGATTCCACTAGACGAAGAATATGTATTAAATGAAGAGGATGCAGCTATTACAATGAATATCATGTTTCACCGCACTCATAAATTTACACTTAACTAATATGAAATCATTAAACCTATTAATCATCATTCCGCTGATTCTTTTCAGCGTATCGGCTTTGTTTATTGCAGCCATGTTTTATTACCGGAATCTTAGACTTGAAAAAGAAAATGAACTACTCAATGCGCAGCTTGAAAAACGAAATCTTATTTCAATCGCTCAGGGAATTGAAATTGAAATGCTCACTACTAACAAGAAAGAACTGAATCAGGAGATCATTGATCAGATGCTTGAAGATTACGACAGGGAAGTATTAATCTCTATGGAAACTTAGAACATGAGAGCGAAAGTAAGCGAAGAAAACAAAGCTATCACAATCCTTCGAGCTAAAGTAAAGGTTGCTGAATACCCCGAAAACATATTTAAAAACGGACTATTCAATCCTATATGTCCTTCAGGTTATAATTTTTTAACCGGAATTACAGAACATAGGGAAAACGTACTTCCAGTAAGAATAAACTACAATTCTAATGCAAAAGTTAACGGAGCCAGATCATTTAATAACTACTGACCATGAAACGAGAAATATTATTTAGAGGAAAAAAAGAAAGTGATGGCGAGTGGATTTATGGTGACTTGCTATGGGAAATCCACGATAGAAAAAAGATTGATGTACCAACAATACACAATCAGGACGCAAATGATTTAAGTGGATCATTTACAAGAATCACAGCCGAAACGGTTGGCCAATTCACTGGATTAACCGACAAAAACGGAGTCAAGATATTTGAAGATGACGTTTTAAGGTGGCCTAAATCAGAGTTTAAGTACTTAATAAAACATGAAAATGGAGCATTTATTTGCTTTCATATTGGCTTAAAAAATTGGGATGACAGCGAATTAAAATGGGGTGGTATCTGGAGGTTTGCAGAATTAGGTATGGAAACTGAAGTAATCGGCAACATTCACGAAAACCCCGAACTTTTAAAAACTTAGCCATGGATAACATTCTTCAATACTCAATAATTGGAGTAGTAATAATCTGCTCAATAGTAGGATGGAATCATACCCGAATCAGATTTTTTAGACTTCGAAAAGAAGATCGTTACCGCGATTCAGTTGGAGCAACAAGATTAAATAGGGATTTAACCGGAAGAGGACATAAGAAATGACTGAAAACGATCAGGAATTAATCGATAAGGCATTTGAATACACCGATGGCTCAGATTGGAACATGATTGAAGAACTTTTTAATCAGGCCGAATCAGATGAAGCTTTGACAATACTTCGAAACCGTCAAAGCTATTTATATCGAAAAGAAGAAAATTTCTCAGGACTTTAAAACCACAAATATCATCATGGAATATGTTGATTATTCAAAAAAAGAAAATCAAATAGGTTGTGGGTACTGCAAACTTGAAAAAACATGCAAGATAAGAGACCCAAAAATAAACAAGGCAAAATTAGGATGTCCAAAATTCAAACACTTTACACATAAAAATCATGGAAGACTTAGTAAAAATTGAAGAGGTTGGCGCAGAAGTAATCTACCAACAGGATCGCGCGGCTATTGATATTCAAATCAGCACCGCAAAGGCTTATCCAAGAAACATTAAAAGAGCCATTGAAAATTCAATTGCCATTGTTACGATGGATAAAGAAACAGCAGCAACGTGTACCTACGCTGTTCCAAGGGCAGGAAAGGCAATAACAGGTCCATCCGTTCACCTTGCTAAAATTCTGGCTCAAAATTGGGGAAACCTTAGAATTGAGGCGAAAGTAGTTGGTATCGATGCAAGACAGGTTACAAGTCAAGCTGTTTGTTTTGATCTTGAAAACAATCTTGCAATAAAGGTTGAAGTAAAGCGGTCTATTATGACCAAATCAGGCCGAATGACTGACGATATGATCACAGTCACAGGAAATGCAGGAAACTCGATTGCGCTTCGTAATGCCGTTCTTTCGGTTATCCCAAAGGCAATAGTTGATAAGGTTTATGGAGAGGCTAAATCAAAGATTACAGGCGATGTTTCGGACAAAACAAAACTACTTGCCAGAAGGAAACAGGTTATTGACGGACTGAAAGACACTTATTCGCTAACTGAAGCCGAAATCATTGGAGCAGTAGGGAAAGCCTCAGTTGATCACTTAACGTCGGATGATCTGGTTGTTTTAATTGGAATTGGAACCGCAATCAAAGACGGAGACACCGATATTGACACCGCTTTCAGGAGAACAAAATCGGGGGATAAAAACGAGCCTCAATTACAACGACTGATTTTCAAAACAGAAGAAGAGGCCAGAGCCTTTTTTGTAGATGAGCAAGGATTCACCGCCGATTCTGTTGTTGGAAAATTCCTTTATTCACTTGCAAAAGAAAAAGGCTTTGAATTGATCGTTACCAACAAGCCGCCACAACAAACACCGGAAGAAAAGAAAGCCAACCTGAAGGCCGGAGCGAATCAATCACCCACCTTAATGTAATCCATGTCATACACCAAACCTTATCACAAGTTCCGCGATCAACCAAATGAAAAGATCGAGGAACTTTTCAGCAATTATCTAATCGATAGTTTATCGTACTCAAAATTAATGTCGTTCTGCCGGAATGAGAAAGATTTTGAAATGCGATACATCTACCGGATAACAGGTAAAAGTTCCGCTACTACGGTAGCCGGAACTGCCTACCATGCCGCACTTCAGTTGTATTTCGAATGCCTGAAAGATGGGATAGTTCTTGATATTGCAGCTTTGGAAACAAGAGCATTCCAAATTATCGAAGAGGTTCCGGCTAATTTATGGAAACTTCAAAAAACCACACCAACCATTGAAGAGTCGGTAAATAAAGCCTCCAAGACGGTTTCAATGCTTTTATTGAATTTTCTTGGCGAGATTTCAACCTATACGTCTGACATTAAAGAAATCACTGGCATTGAAATATACCTGGATGAATGGCTGAAAATAAACGGTGTTGACATACCGCTTCCTTTCCACATGAAAATTGACCTTGTTGTATTAACCAACGATGGGAAGCGCGTAGTTATCGACCACAAATCAAAGTCTTCCTTTTCAGATGAAAAAGAACTGGCTTTCTCTTCCGGAAAACAGGCCATTACATACGCTTTGGGTTACGAAACAGCCACCGGAAATTCAATTGATGAAGTCTGGTTTATCGAAAACAAATTCTCACAAAATCGGGATAAGTCAGCGCAGTTGATGTGTTCAAAAATTGAACTGACAGAAGATACAAAAAGGTTATATGAGGCTATGCTTTACGAACCAACACGTAGAGTCTTGGAGGCCATAAGCAGCCCTGATTACATCTACCTGATCAATGAGAACGACAACTTCACTGATACGGCTGAAATACATGAATTTTGGGCCCAAACAATGATAGCTGAGATTGACGCTTTTATCAATGTGCCTGAAAATAAAAAAGAATTGCTTGCGAACCGGCTTCGGAAAATTAAAGATTCTGAACTCGCGGCAGTCAATCCTAAAATCATTAAGAACTTCCGGAAACACGCTTCTGAATTTATCCAATACGACCTTAGTAATAAAGACATGAACAACGAAGAAAAAATTGAACACGTACTCCGGACCTTTGGCATAACAGTTAAGGTACAGCACATCTTTAACGGTTTTTCAAGTTCAACATTCCTGATCGAAGTGAATGCCGGAATACCTTTAGCCACCATACAGCGACACAAATTAGACCTTGCAAACGCCTTGGACGTTTCAAGCATCCGAATAATGAAAGACCTTTTTGTTTACGAAAACAAGTCATATTTGGCCGTTGAATGTGCCAGAAAAAGGGATGCTGATTTATTATTCGATCCGCAGTATTTAAGTGGGATGCGTATTCCTTTGGGTCTTGATAACTTCAAACGTCCGGTTGTATGGGATTTGAATAATCAGTCAACACCTCACATGCTTGTATGTGGTGCCACCGGGTCCGGAAAATCAGTTTCAATCATTTCTACCATTGAGTACGCTATTTTGGCCGGAGTTGATAAGATTGTGATTTTCGATCCTAAGTTTGAATTTAAAAACTACTCTTCGCGTCCAAACATTACCGTATTCAACGACATTGAGGATATTGAGCTTGAAATGGGTATTCTGGTTGAAGAAATGAACAAGTTGGTTAAGTCCGGAATTACAAACAGAAAAACACTTATCGTTTTTGATGAATTTGCCGATGCTGTTTCTCAGTCAAGAGCCGGTGCCGCTTTAAAAACTTACAGCACTGTAATTACCGGAAACTACAAAGACGGTTCTCCTAAAACCAAGCGCGAATGTACCGGAACTGAAAAAAGTCTGGAAGAGAACCTGAAGATATTGCTTCAGAAAGGCCGATCTTCTGGATTCCGAATCGTAGCAGGAACACAAAGAGCTTCGACTAAAGTAATCACAGGCGATGCAAAGGTGAACTTCCCGGTCCTAATATGCTTCAGGGTTCCAAAAGATGTTGACTCAAAGGTAGTACTCGATGAGTCTGGGGCTGAAGCCTTGCAGGGAAAAGGGGACGGACTGATTAAGTCTCCTGAATATCCAGATGTTATTCGCTTCCAGGCATTTTATAAAAAGTAAATGGAAACGAATCTTAAAAAAGCAAAAAGGCTTTTAAGAACCCATCTTTTAGAACAGGGAATACCTATACTCGAAGATGGGTTTATTATGAAAATGCTTGAATTGGCAGCAAGGCCAGATAAAAAGCCGACCGTAAGTTTAGATTACGACGATCCTGATTTTACGGTAGGATAATCAATCGTCACTTAGACAGTCTTCAAAAATAAACACTCACCTAAATTATAAATTATGCAAACATGGTTTGAAACAAAAGTCATTTACGTTAAAGTAGATGACGATGGGCGCGAAGTTAAAGTAGCTGAATCTTATCTTCTGGATGCCGTAACCTTTACCGATGCAGAAGCAAGAATGATCAAAGAACTTCAATCGATTATTCGCGGTTAATTTCTTATCGACAAAATCAGCAAGTCGCGTATTGTTGAAATCTTCCCTCACGAAGCCGGTGAATATTGGTGGAAGGGAAAAATCAGTATCGTAACCATCGATGAAAAAGCCGGAAAAGAAAAAGTGATCAATAATTTCTTTTTGGTTGCTGCCGATGATCTAGAACAGGCATTGAAGCGACTCAAGGAAGGACTTGCTTACGTTCTGGTTCCTTATTCAATCACTTCTTTAGTGTTGAGCCCAATTGTCGATGTATTTCCTTATTTCGAAGAAAACAAGGCCATTCCAAGTAATCTGAAACCGATTGAAAAAGAATGTGTCGCTTATGATTCTGAAGAAGAAGAAAACGAAGAAGATTGCCGCAATAACCCAAATTAAATAATCCGTTTCCACGGTGGAGCCTTCCGGGATCGTTACCCGGAACGGAACAAATAATCACTTAAATCTTATTTATGGACAAAATACTTCTCGAACTCAATTCGGGCAATACCGTCTTGCTTGAAACTGAAAGACTACCTGAATTTTGGGAATACTGCATGAAGCAAAAAGACTACCATTCTTTCAGATATGAATACTCTGAAAAGCTTGTAAAAATCACTCTAAACGGAAAAGACACAATAATCAAATCACATTAAACTTTATTTATGAACATACTTAGCCTATTCGATGGAATGGGGTGTGGTGCTATTGCTTTGCGTGAATTAAACGACAAGGTTGATAAATACTATGCCTCTGAAATTGATAAATATGCAATCGGTCAAACAAAATTAAACTTTCCTGATGTCATTCATTTAGGGTCGGTTGTCGATGTCGATGTTTCACAATTAGAGCCTATCCAATTACTGCTTGGTGGCTCACCTTGTCAATCGTTCAGCTTTGCCGGAAAGAGAAAGGGAATGTCAACAAAATGCGAAATACAGATTACTAAACTTCATCAATACTTGGAACTGAAAGAACAAGGTTTTGAGTTTGAAGGACAATCGTATTTATTTTGGGAATACATGAGGATTTTAACTGACATTAGAAAGTAAACCCTGATGTAAAATTCTTGCTTGAAAACGTTGAAATGGGTGCTAAATGGGAACGTATCTTATCCGAAGCAATTGGAGTTTTCGGAGTACATATCAATTCTGCTTTAGTTTCAGCTCAGAACCGGAAAAGGATTTATTGGACAAATATCAGGACTAAACAAGTAGGTTTATTCGGTGAACTTCATTCTGATATTCCACAACCAAAAGACCGGGAAATCTTACTTAAAGATATTTTAGAAAGTGAAGTTGATGAAAAGTATTATTTGAGCAACATAGCCTTAGATTATATTGAAAGAGGAAAAGAAAGAGGCCGGGACCGAATTTCAATTAATGATGGTTCAGATAAAACTACTTGTCTTACTCAAAATTATCACAAAGGAGTTCACAACCAGGGAGAAACTTATGTATGTGTTGCTAAAGACAATTTGGTAATGCAAATCAATCCCTCACTTGAAAGTGGAGGAAAACAGCCATACCAACACAATCGAATTTACGACACGGAAGGTATTTCACCATGCCTGAATACAGATGCAAGACCTCCGGCAATACTTACTGAAAACTATCTTCAATTAAAAGGAAATGGCTTTGATTCAGATAATAGATTCTTTTACGAAGATGGAAAACATGGGTCAGTATTAACTAGGGGTGAAGATAAAACAGGAGTTGTTTTAGGTAGTAAAATTCGCAGACTAACCCCGACTGAATGTGCAAGACTTCAAACTATTCCTGATTGGTATGTCTGGATTTGTAGCGATACACAGCAATACAGAATGTTAGGAAACGGATGGACCGTTGAAGTCATAAAACACATCTTATCATTTGGAAACTTTAAATCAATAAACCAATATGAACAAACCAAACACTAAATTTTGGATCGGCTATTACTTTGGCCTTGACTGCATAATTCACCCTGATTCCGGAAGATGGATTTTAGCCGGATTTTTCGACGATCAAGTATGTTGCAGAAGACATATCGGAACTCCCGAAGAGGATTGTATGAATTATCCTGTTTCAGAAGTTTCTTTCATCCTAAAAAAGATCAATCCTTTCCTCTTTGCCTCTGTAAGCAATTTACATGCTTTCATTAAAACCAAAGCCTTATATGGTTATTGGATGAATTTTGATAAATCAATCAATGTAATTTTCGAAGGATGAAAATAATAGTAGAATTTGACTTTAAGAAGCCACTGAACGAACATATTTCTGATGAGTTTATTTTCGGGGAAGTACTTCAGTCAATCCCGTTAAGAGGCGTTAAAATGAAGATAATAAACCGAATTTATGATGGTGAATTTACATTTGATTCGCTTGAAAAATCAGTTTGCGAATATCTTGATTTCAAACCGGAAGAACTTCAAAGCAGAACCAGAAAAAGAGAAGTTGTTGAAGGCAGGCAAATACTTCACTACATCGCTAAAAATAGAAAGATGGGAACTCTTTCGGTTATTGGCTATCGGTATGGGAAAAAAGATCATGCAACCGTCATGCACTCAAACAGAATAATTACAACACTGCTTCAAACAGATAAGGATTTCAAAAATCAATACCAAACCTTCATTGAATCATTTTTTTAGCCATGATGATACCAAAAACATCCAAACAACCAAAGCCTAAACTTTGCCAACGAACTAAAGGTTGTGGGAATTTAAGAATGAAACAACCGGGCAATTCAACTCTTTATTTTAAGGGCTGTATTGATTGTGAGATTGAGGCTAATTTAAGCAAGCATAGGCAAGAAGTGGCACAAGATAAGACAGAACTCGAAAAAGTCCGTCAGATCAAGAAAAACACCCCACAGGAGAAGTTTTATCAACTCACAGCATGGAAGAATTGCAGTAAGGCGGTATTACTTCATTATGCCGACGATGATTTGATGGTAGTCTGTTCCACTTCCGGAAGAGCGTATGAGGTCAATAGTGCTGATTTACATTGTGGTCACTACTACAAATCTAACGAACACAAAGCAACAGCCTTTGAATTTAAGAACCTTGCTCCACAATCGGCAAGCGATAACACTAAAAAAGGTGGATTACCTGAAGTTATGGCTGAATGGATTGAACGAACTCACGGACCAGGTACTTTAGAATGGCTAGACCGGAAGAAAAATGAAACACTTCACTTGGATAAAATCACACTTGAACAGATTTCAAAGTTTTATCTGAATATGCTGAACGAAGAATTGAAACGAAGAAATATTAAAAACCCTTGGAAATGACCAAAGTTTATATAATTGGTGCCAAACATACCGATATTGAAAATATTAGGATAATGGCAAATGTTCCAGAAAGTACTGAGATTATCTTAATTGATAAGATGAGTGATCTTCCAGATGGAATAACCGAAGTTTTCAGCGCACATAAAAGGGATATTCCACAAATTCAAGAGGCTTATCCAATTGTAAATATTCCAATATTCGAGCCTCAGTTTTTTCCTGAAAAACGGAAGTCATACGAACGACCTTATAAATTTCACAGATGAAAAAAGTAACTCCATTCTCAAACGCATCTGAAGCCTGTTCGTGGCTTGATCAGAATTGCGATGTATGTAAACGGTGGCAATGTTCTGCAAAAGTAGCTATTCAAAAAGGCCTCATTTCGGGCGAAATAACCGAACGTATGGCAAGTTTTATCGGATACACCTACCATGCCAATAAATTTGAATCACTCTATCCTAAATGTGGTCATTTTACAACTGTTCCTGTATTGAGGAAGAAAAAGAAATGTGAAAATAACGACCTAATTCTATTCTGATTATGGCAAAGGATAAAAAATCTGTTCTGGTTTATGTCGATTGGATAACAACTTTTGAAGAATTAGAGGATGATGAAGCCGGAAGATTGATTAAACATTTCTTTCGATACGTCAACGATCTCAATCCTGAACCACCAGACCGATTGACAAAATTAGTGTTTGAAAACATTAAGGCTCAACTAAAAAGAGATTTAAAAGCGTACGAGCAAACTTGTAATAAAAACAAGGAAAATGCAGAAAAAAGATGGCAACAAAAAAATGCGACCGCATACGATGGCATAAAGTCGCATCAAAAAAATGCCGATACAGATAATGATACAGATAATGATACAGATATAGAGTTATCTAAAGATAACAGTAAAGAATCTTTATTACCCAAATATCAGTCTGATTTTTTTGATTCCTTAATTCCCCTTGTTGATGAGTTTGGAAAAGAAACATGCCGCGATTTTTACGACTACTGGACTGAGCCAAATAAATCAAAAACAAAAATCAGATGGCAGCTTGAAAAAACATGGGATTTAAGAAAAAGAATTACAAGGTGGTCAAATAACAATTTTAAAAAATCAAATGGAGGAAAACAACAAGAACGATCAGTTAGTGAAAGGTCAGTGGAACTTGACGGAATTGTTTCGGCAGTCTTTGCATCGAAAAGAATGTGAAAATATTTCTGAAATTTCTATCTACAAAGGACAGATAGCCGAAGAATCAACCATAAAATCAGAAGTGATGAAATTAGTTGCAGCCTTCCCGAACATTAAAAATGATTTTATAATTGTTTTGATCGAAAGGCTCATCGAAAATGGATTCACAAAAGAAAGGGTTCACGATGCAATTTCAAAAACAATTGACACCAACCCATATCAACGACCATCAATAGCTGATATTATTTCTTTTGACCGTAAAATTAAAACTTACAGCTATTCTGATATATCAGCAAAGTGCTATCCTGGATATTCTGCTTTTGATCATTTTGATAAAATTGAAATTGAAGGCCGAAAACGATACATTGAGAAATAAACGCTCCAAGTAAGAGAACTTGATTATGAACCAAGAAATAAACAACTACATATCAGTACGCTACGAACGATGGCTTGATTATTCAAAATACAATTGCACGAAAAAGGGCATTGATGGAGAGTCAATAGATATTCTTGACGAAGTTATTATTTCACTTCTAAGCAAGGATGAATCTAATCTGCTTAGGATGCTCCGGACTCCATCAAAATGTGGAAGGTTTATGGAGCTTGATATTTTCGTGCTCAGAATGATCAGGCTGAATATATACTCGCCAACGTCACCCTATCAAAGCAAGTACAAGCCAATTCCAAGGGCAAACAAAGACCTAAGGAGGCTTAACATTGCAGATGTGGAACAAGATCAGTCGGACAGGACAGAAACGATCTTAGAACAGTTTAAGCTAGTGCGAAAAACACTTGACGAATTAAATATATCATCAAACGCCCGCGCAATATTCGATTTTAAATTCACAAACGGACTTTCATTTAACGAATGGCCCGGACATGAAGATATAAAAAAACTCTATGCAACTTATAAAAAAGTTGAAAACTTAATAAAGGATAAAATAGCAGGGAAGACAATATTTTAACACAACATTGAACCTATTTGAAACTTACATCATAATAAAACAACTATGAAATTTATTAAAGATTTATCAGTAAAAGTAACCTACACCGTAGGACTTGGGAACCTAGAAGTTTCCGAAAAGGTATTTAAAGAGTTAAATAAAATTGAGAAAAACGGAAGTATTGATGGAACAGGAATGGATTACCCAGAGGCAGTGGAATGGCTGCGTAATAACATTAGAGAACGTGACTGTCACGACATTGAGTACACAGTTGAATTAATTTAGTTCAATTAACTGAAATTGATCTGTTTTAACCTTCAGACATGATTTTATGCAAGATATAAGCTTAGATGAAATTTCAAAAAGAGTGACCGATGCGATATTATCACAACCATACATCAATCGGGAAAAACTACAATCCTTAATCAGACCAATTTTAAAGGTTTGGCTGAAAAGTACTGATGAATTTAAAAGCCAAAAGGCTAATAAAACAAAGCTTCAGTTTACTATTGAAAATCGGGAAGTGCAACAAAAGTTTTGGCTTTCAAAGGTTCGTGAATTGGTTGGAAATGAGAATATGCAACCGTTTTACGATGAACTTGATTACATACTTACAGAACAGGGTTATAAATCTAAAAATTAACGCAATGGACGAAAAACAACAAGCAAGAGAATTGCACGCAATTAGCCAGCAGCATGGCATTGGAAGTGGAATGAAAGACCTTTTTAATAAAACACCATTCTTACTAAATGATATTGAAGAAGAAAAAAACGATACTGATTTTTGGGTAGAATGCAATGTTTGTAAGCAACATCTAAAAAACTGGGTAGGATCAACTCCTTGCTGTGGATCAATAGCATTCATCGTTGAAAACGGAAAGATGACTAATAAATTATCTCTGTTTGCATCAATAAATGGAGGTGAAATAAATCCTTCAATTTTGGAAATAACTTAAATCCTTTGGTTCAACTATAGGAATTTTAACAATAAAAAATTATGAAAGCACAAAAATGCCCTTGCTGTGGATATTTAGATATTATCGTCGATGGGGCTTGTCTAAATCAATGTCCACAATCTGAACTAAAAAGATAACGGTTGGTGGTATGAAATCGAAGCGGATTGCGAGGACTGAACTATCAAGTTACAAAATACTTGGCACGTGGCAGACCGCTTCGAGAACCACTAAGACCGCTTTGTTTTATACCACGTGTTAGTGCCTGTACATTTTGATTATCAACAATTTAAAAATTATAACAATGGGAATGGATTTAACTTTACTACCGGCTTACAGTCAAAGAGCTGATTTTTCACATGATTTGTTAGACTTTCATCGTGATTACGAATTATTTGACAAGATTAACAAAAAATCAAAACAATTTGGAATACAAGTAAAAGAAGGTGGTATTCATAGTTTTTATTCGAGAAATGATGACTATGAAGAACCCCATTACGGAAGCACCGAAGATGACCCTTATGGTGATAAATTGAAATATATAACCGCTAATCATTTGAAAGATGCCGTTAAAGACTTCAAAACCGATTCATGGAAAAACAAAGCAATAATTGCCTTTATAAACGAACTTCCTGATGATTTGCAGGTGTATTTGTATTGGCACTAACGGTGCGGTATTGTAGCAGGGCGGGATTTTACCCGAAAGCCTACTAAGTACCTACCATTTTCAAAACTCTAATTTCCTGTCCGGTACGCATAATACCCGACTTGACTACAATACTAAGTTATTACCAGTGCTTTATTATTCAAATTACAAATATTTAAACTCATAAAAATGCAACAAGCTATTATTTTAATCGGGTTATTTCTCTGTCATTGGCTTGCAGATTATACCCATTTGTCGATGCCGCACATGCTTGCAGCAAAAAGATTAGGAACACCATTATTTCCAATTTTGCAACATGCCGCTATCCATGCCCTGATAATGACAATCTTTTTATTTTTCATTATTGGACTGCCCCAATTGTTGGTAATTAAATTAACAGCGGTTCAATTAATTACACACTTTTTAATTGATCTATGGAAAGGTCGAATGAACGGATGGTTTCCTTTAATTCAAAGTCCGTCCAATAAATTTCATTGGTACGTTTTCGGATTCGATCAATATTTACACACGCTTGTAATTATTGCTATGTCGATGCTTGCAACATCTTAGCATTGGTAATAACGTTACGGCAAATACACGCAGGTGGGGTTAGTAGCACAGCTTTAAGAGAACCGAAACATAAAGTAAATGTGCATTGCCTATGTTCATATCGGTTACGCCCCACTTGCCGGGTATTTGTTTGTTAGCAACTCGGCTTTATTTTACTTTAAGCGTCAAAACTAAAATAACAGAAATCATATTTTACTTATGAATGAGATAAGAACTTTTATAGACATCGCTCCAAAAAAAGAATTAAATGTTTGCGGAAATTGCAAGCATTGGATTTGTTGGGGAGTTTCTACCGGTGTTTGCATGAATAGAAAAACTTGCACCCCGGATAAAATGAATTACCAAACCTGTAAAAAATTTGAACGAAATGAAACAAGAACTTAAATTTAAAGCTGTTAGCAAAAAACTAAACAGAACTTTTGAACATGATAAAATCGACTTTTGGGGTGATCCTTTATGTGCAAGAGTTGGGGCAAGACCTTCATGCCCTGAATATGATACTAATGCTGAACTATTCCAGTTTGTGATAAAAGACAGAAACGGAAACAGGATTTATGCAAACATTGATCATTTCATTTTCAACTATTGGGACGGAATAAAACATATCTCTTTAGTTGGTCATTTTGAATGGAATCAAGACGAATTAAGATATGAGGTCAAAGTCCACAATAAAAATATAAGTCTGATGTATCTAACAGCAACAATGAAAGATTTTGAACTGATCAACAATGCGCCTCAAGCTGGTTGCTAACGGCATAAATAACGGCAGGGGCGGATAAATAACGGTGTCTAATCCTGTCAGCGAAAATATTACAAGTACGGAAAGCCTTTGCACACGCAGGGTTGCCGCACTTGACCGTTATTGTAAGTTATTTTTAGGATTTAATTAATCAATTTAAAATCAAATACATGTCAAATTTTAACGAATTTTCAAAAGAAGTTTTCGAAGCCAACAAACTAAAAGGCTTTGATGTAAGCAAAAACAACATTGGACAAACACTAATGTTAGTAGTTTCTGAATTGGCTGAAGCTCTTGAGGCTGATAGAAAGGACAAAAGAGCGAAAGAAAAAGGATTGAAATTTCTTGAAGAAAAAGAAAAAGACGAATGGGATCGTGATTTTAATGAAACACCAGAGCATTTTAAAAAAATGTTTGAATTGTACATTAAAGACTCTTTCGAGGATGAAATTGCTGATTCATTCATTCGTCTGTTCGATTTAGTCGGAGGTCTAGAAATTGATATTGATTTTCATATCGCTCAAAAAAGGCGATATAATTCTCTCAGGCCACACATGCACGGCAAAGCGTATTAAGCTTGAAAATAACGCTGATGTATAGCGGCAGAGACGGATTCGGAGCGAAAGCCTGTCGAACCGAAATGAAGCCGATGCGAGAGTTGCAGCCAGAACACCGATACAGCCGGATTTGACCGCTATACAAAGTTGTAACCTAGTGCTTATTCATAGTCAAATTATTCATAGTCAAATATTTATAAATCTTAAAAATTAAACAAAATGAAAGTATTTATCGCAACAGTTTTAACAATATTGGCTTTGTCAATATTTGGAGTCGTAATTGTAAAAAGTATTTCAATGAAACAAAATTGCACTGGCTATTTAAAAAGAGCGGCAGATGCAAACACTGTTGAAACTGCAAAAGAGCAGTTAGAAAAATCAATTTCGTATTTAGAAGCAAACGGACTAACTACCGGATACACTTCTGTTTTATGGAGAACCCCCGATGAAGACATTGAGTTTTGGTTTAAAAACCTAAAAGCAAGCCAAAACGAATTATCGAAAGTTGATAGTACAACATCTTCTTTGGAAAAATCCAATCTTTTAATGAAGCTGCGGGAAACTCTTATTGATAATGGAGAAAAAGGAGATAACCTAACTGTTCCTAAAGGTCTGTCAAGATACCCAAATAACACGCTTTTCGGAATACTCATGTGGATTGGTGGTTTTATCATTGTCGGTCTATTTGTCTGGGCTGGTGTCGAATTTGGCGACTATTAGCATTGGTTACAACTTGTAAATACCCGCAGTTAATTACTCAAAACACCAATGAAACCAATACTTTTAAAAATAGCATATCGGTATCGTGGACTTGATTATTTAGTTGCTGATTCTGCAGGAAATCTATATTTAGTGCCTCATTTCCATTATCGAAGAACTGTTTATTTTAAAAAGTTAGAACCGTTTGAGAATGGTAATAAAAAAGCGATCAACTATCACAAATCGAACGTTTCTTTCAAACAGTTAAGAGAAAGAAAAATACCAGTTGATGAAACAATTGAAGTTTATTGAATAGTTCGACTTTTGGAGTATCCGAACCAAAAAAAAAGGCCATCATGATTGCTCATGATGGCCTTTTTAATTCAATGCTTTATTTTAGTTTATTATTCAGGTAGTTTTCTCGGACCTTCGACAATACAAATATCAAGTTCTTTAAAAATCAGTTCCAGACTTTTTGAATTTATTCCTGCTTTCCCTTTTTCAAAGTTTGATATTGCAGCCTGACGAATACCTGTTTTTTCGGATAGTATTTTTTGAGTAATGCCTTTTTTTACCCTTACGTTTTTTACAAATTCATGTAGATTCATTGTCTTATTTTTTGTGGTTATTTTTTACGGTTTTAAGCTCTCCTCATCTTTTCAGATTTAGTTTTTTCTGTGCCTTTTTGTTTATGATCTGTTTTTTGTGGAATCTGCCAACCTTTAATTTTAGAAACTGCCTGGTTAAATTGCATCCAAACCTTTTCGTCTATAAATTCAAAGTGCATTGTGTTTTTTTTATAGCCTCTGACGCGAAAAAAATCATTCCATTGCACCCATTGTCCCCATTCAGTTTTATTGTAGCTGAAAAACGAATACAGACTGTTATGTGTGAAATTTTCACTTCCGTATTGGTCTATGTGCTTTAGACTATTTACATCTTCAAATTTTTTACCAGTCAAAAAGCAAAGAGCCTTGATAATATCATCTAGCCGGTTATTGCTATGTCCACACCTGATTTTGACATTATCAGCTGGCCATCGTTTATCCCATTCGCAAACATAGGAGTCTATAAACCTTAAATTTACTTTGTAATTGCTGTTTGTTTTCCATTTTTCCCCGGCCTCTGAATTGTCGTGCGATAAACTGCAAATATGATCGAAAGCCTCGACCAGTACTTTATCCATTATTCCGGCGTGAGTTCCTACAATCATTTCGAGCATTAAGTAGATGTTTTTTACGGTAAATGGTACGTTTTGCTGCTGTTCAACGAATTTATTTATGTCTGCCATTACTCCGCTGGTTACATACTTATTCATGTTCATTTCAGCGAAAATCGACCTCCATGCAGACTTTTGTAGTTCCTTTTTAAAAATATCCCTGTCAAGTTTTGAATAGTGTTTATTTGAGTCCGTCCAATGTGCGCCAAATCCGATCCCCAGGTAGGAATTTATGGGACCAATCAAAGCATTTATTTTTTGTGATATGGGTTGTATCTCATCCCATAATTTAACCGATCCAACGTAACGCGAAACAATATCCTGAACCTTTGAATAGGTCATAATTCCGTTTTGTTGCCGGTCCATGTCTTCTGTCAAATCAAAATACCCATCAAACTCATCATTTTCAGTTGTTTTTGGCTTGGTCAATTTTACTAAGCCTATGCAGACTTTTGTTTTCCGTTCTGAGTCAGAAAAAATAGAGCCTAGTTTTTTATATGAACCTTCATTTTTTATGAGTTCATTCAGTTTTTTACGGCTTTTTGTGTAATCGTTTTTTATCGTTTCGCCGTTGCAAAGTGAAATTATTTGGCATCCTTCCGGCGCAATGTCCCAGGCATGAATAATGTGTTTTTCATCTGCTGAAAATGGCGGGTTCATTATGATGTAGTCAATATGACTAATCTCATCCGGTTGAACTTCCAGAAAATCAGATTTTAGGAATTGACATTTTTCTGAAACTATTTTAGCCAAATCTTCATTTAATTCACAGCATAAAACATTGGCTCCGTATAATTGCAGATAGTCAACAATTTTTCCAGATCCTGCTGAAGGTTCCAGGATTCTTTTTCCGGATAGGTTTATGCCTTCGCACATTAATTCGATTGCTTTTTTCGGTGAGGGGTAGAAATCAGGGGAAAACATAGATTATTATTTTTTAGTGAAGGATTTATTTTTTTTTGTGGAGTAGTTTAATTACTGCCAACTAAATGCCATCCACCTTCAGAAAATTCACTTTTTAGCGTATATCCTAAATGTTTGGCTTTTTCTATTGCTGCTTTTTTGTTTTTTACTACAACGGTTAATCTGATTAATTCTCCGTTTACATTTTCTGCCATTGCTCTAAAAGTTTTCATTTCATTTGTTTTTTTGTGGATTAATACCCGAATATTTTTTTCAGTAGTTCAGAATCGCTTAAAAACCTGCGTAAATGTCCAGTTGATTTGAATTTTGAATTGGGAACGTCAAGTTTTTTTATGCCTGACTCTTCAGTGATTGCGATATAACCGTATTTAGTATTCATTTTTTATAGATTGGTTTTTTAAACTGCTATTTTACACTTGATAAATTCAGGAAGGTTAACACAGTCCCGGTAAGGAGTAAAAATTACTTCCGGCTCAACTTCATAAGGAATGTTAACACCTTCGATTTTTTGCGGATTGGTTATGTACTTCCAGCAAAGTTTAATCAAATAGTTGTTATTTGCCTTGCTATATGCCTTTAAAACCCTGTTTTTATAAGCTTCTTTGTGTTCTTCTGAGATACCAACGCCGTTAAACTCATTTCTTAAACGCTCAATATATTTTTGATCATTTATCGAGCGGGTTTTATCAAAAGCGTTTCTTTTTTCGACTACTTTATTTTTCGGACATTCTACAAAATTAGCCTTGATTTTTGGCAGTAAATCAACGGCCTGACAAACTGATAGTTCAAACTGAAAATCTCCGTAAAATAAACTTGAATTTTCACGCTCTTCGGTATTGTAATAAATGAAGTCATACGTTGCGTTTCTGACTTGTAAATCTGTTTTCGCTTGCTTCATTTCGATGAACGCGGCCAGCGTGTCGCCTGGTTCCGTTTCAATATCATGAATAGTTGTATCAATCCATTTTTTCAGGTCATTCATGGCAGCCGTGCGGATTTCTTTTGTACTCATCCTTTTTTCTCCGTGTTCAGTGTGTCTCGGCTTTTTGGCCGTTGATCTATCCTGATTTTTTACAATCGGCTGTTTTTTCTGTTCCGGCTCCTGTTCTATTGTTTTTTCGGGTTCTGAAACGTTGTTTTTTACGGTTATTTTAGCCTGAAGCAAGCAGACTAACAAAAGGATTGAAAGAGAAATAAACGGTGCCAAATCGCTTAAAATAGCGTTGTGATTTATCGCGTGTGTTTGGATGAAATAGAATATTGAGTTCATTGTGAAGGATTTTAAGGTTGAGAATTATTTACAATTCGTGTTTTTTACAGTTCAGGATACCTAAAAGAAAAATGTTCATTTCGTCATAGCTTAATTTTGGGCTTACTTCATTTTTGCCTTTTTTTAGGACAAACTTTTGTTTTTTGCGCTTGTCTTCGAAGTTGCAAACAACTGCATCTAGGTTATAATTATTTGCAAAATTCTGAAGTGCCTGTAATTGTAGATTTGTATTCATTTTTCGGGTTTTTTATGGGTAAAATGTTGTTTTTTTATGGGTGCAACCTGTTACGATTACACCCGGTTTGAGATTTACCAATTACGTCCGTTTTTTACTTCTTTTAGCTCATTTTTGGCATGATCAATATATTCTTTTGATCTTTCTTTGTCTATGTATTCACTATCCAAAGGCCACATTTTTTTTACTGTTTTAAGCCTTTTTTTATAGTAGGCTATTAATTTATTCCGTTCCATTTTTTAAGCTAGATTAAGTGTAAAACTCAATGCTGATTCCTCATTTTTGAATTGGAAGCCTGGAACAGCTCCGTTTTTATTGAATGCTGAATACCAGCCGCCAAAACTTTTTGCAGCGTTCAAAAGATCGTTAAAGGCATCTTTAGAAACACGGTTGACCAATGTAACAACCCATAAATCGAAACCTTTTAAAGTGTGTTTTGTTTTGATTATTTCAAAAACATCGTTTTTTGCGGGTTCCGGATCTTCAAAAATTGTATCCCAGTCGATCAATTCAGGTTCTGTTTTCTTTTCTTCTTTAACCGGAAGCTCGCAAGTAACAAAACGACAAAAAATGTATTTGTTTTGCTGCAAAATATGACCGTCGATAATAATCGATTCTTTTTCGTGATACTCATAAATATCTTCCATTCCGTTGAAATGTCCGTACTGAAAAGAATCTATAAAACTTTCAAGCTCTTTTATTTCTTCAGGAGCATAATAAACAACGTCCATAGAATTGCCACCGGAAAAAGAGTCGGTAGAAACTTCGATTTTTGCAATTTTCCACGTTTTTAAACAATGTGCTTTAATTATCGCGGTCGTTTTTCTCCGGTCGGCCTGGATGAATTGAGAAAGATATTTTTGTCTTTCGGCGGCGGCTCTGGCTGACTCTTCAGAAGCTATTTTTTGTAAATAATCTTTTGTTTTTTTCACTTCCTGGGCATCGATCAACATTTCAGCAAGCTTATTTTCATCTATGCCAAAACCAGCCATATTAAAACCTTTTTCGAAATACATCCCGATTGTCTGACCTTTGCGTTTTTTATAATCGCTTACGTGGTCCTTAACCTGAAGTTCAAGCGTATCTTTTTCGATGCAATGGTAATTTTTTCCCCACCGGTCAGAATCAATTTTATAGATGATCCAATTATTTTCGAAATATCCTTTATCTTTTCCGTATCCACCTAAAAAAATAACGTCGCCAACTTCGGGAACATCCACAACAAAAACGGCCTCCGGTAATTCTGATACTTTCAAATCAAACGCGGCCAATGCTTCGAAATGTGCGTTTTTTACAATATTTTCAGTGCATCTAACTTTTCCGTGGTCTATGCTCATGAAGTTTTCACCCATCTGAGAAATATAACAACCTCCGTCTGAATCAATGCTGCTTTTTTGCACTATTGAAACAAGGTGCCCGGAATATCTTTTCATTGTAGTAATTTCAAAAGTCTGGCCTTTTTCGGTTCTGACTGTCCGGCCTTCGATTCCGTTGAATGATTTAAAAATTTTGGTTGGCATTTCTGAAATTTTCATAACTTTGTGGTGTTAAAATGTTTTGTAGATGTTTTAATATTTTTGATCCGGTACAGTGTGAAGGCTGTACCGGATTTTTTTATGGGTTTTAATCTTCTACGGTAATAAAGAATCCTTTCAGTTTTTTTGTGTTCTGTCTTGAATCGTAAAACCGTCTAATTTCAATCGGTTCTTTCGTTTCAGTTATTTTATAGATAGCCGGACAATAACCGCACGGAACGCCAGGAAGTTCACTAATAACCTTCATTGCTTCAGTTTGATCGATTTTGTTTTTTACCGTTACTTTTTTATAACCAATAAAATTTGTTTTTTCATCGAATTTAGGCACTAAAATAGTTTTCATAATATCGGTTTTTGTGGGTTATTTTGCAGCTTCGTAAACTTCAGGAGCAGAAGAAACATTGTAGATGTAAGATCCACAACGGACCAAAAGAGCGTCATTTCCGTAGTACTGTTTTTTCATTCCTGAAACACTTCCGTTTTTTGCGAAGTTTGGAAACTCTGATAAATTATATTTATCGTGTTCGCTTGCTGGTAAATTTTTTACTCGTGCCATGATGTATCTTTTTTTTGTGGGTTAAATAAATTTGTCAAGTTCTTTTTCAAGCTTTTCGCGGTCTGTATCTGGATATTTCGCCAGTACTTCGCGCAACGCCTTGCAATAATTTGCATCTGGATATGTGTCCATGAGCTGTAAAACTTCCGAACATTCAGCCGATTTGTAAAGGGTTAGACTGCTTTCTTGCTGTGGCATCCAAAAGCAATCCAAATCAAGATAAATAAACCGTCCGTAAAAGTCTTCAGGTGCAAAGCCTAAAATTTCATGCCCTTCGAATACAACGCCGAATGTATTTGTATAGGTTACTTTATCCCCTACCTTTAGCCACGTTCTGTCCGTTGTTGATTCTACTTTGTGAGTTTTGGCCCACTGCTCAAACTCTTCTTTGTGCTGTATAAAATAGCTCATTTGTTCAGTTTTTTAGGGTTAAAAAATCCAAATCATAATCTGATTGATCAAATCAGCCCCGGCCAAAACTAATACGGCAACGGTAAACAGTCCGAAAATATAAATCAAAGCTTTGCCTAAATCTCCGGCGGTTGGTTCCTGGTGTTTGGTAGATGTTTTCATTTGTAGATGTTTTTTGTGAAGGGTTTAAAATGTGAAGGATTAATTTTTGCCGTTTGGCCTTGTCCTTTGCCGGTATCGGAACCGGTTATCATTCGCTGCAAAGGATTGATTTTTTAAAGTGTGTAAATATCTAAACCTATTTTTAGTTCAGTTATTCCGGTTTTTTCATGGGTACCGCAATAAGTTGTACAGTTTGCAAGTTTGCCATCAGAATAAAAAAGATATTCATTTGCCTCAATACTTTCAATTATTGGCTCATCGTTATTTAAAACATGATCATATTCAGAATCAAAAGATTTTTTAAGGTTTTCTGGTGTGTCATATTCAGAATCACCACTAATAAAATCGGATACTTGCATAGTCGATAATAAAAAATCTCTATGCTCAAAAATTGCGTTTTCTTTTGCTTTTTCATTCAATTCGCTGAACTCATAAAGATTAATTGTTGCTTTTTTCATTTTATCAAGTTTTAAAGGTTAAACGTTTTTTAAAGTATATTCTAATTTGCTTATGTTTTCAGATAACTGAACAGAAGTAAAACCGTTTATTTTTTTACCTGTTTTATCTGCTTTTAATTGCATCCTCTTTAACTGTTCAATATTTGCAGTTAATTGTACTTTCTTTTGTTCCGGTGTAAATTGATCGAAAAATGCAAAGTTTTTCATATTGTTGAATTTAAAGGTTTATAATGTACTGTTTTAAGGATTCGAACCTATGCAAATGATAAATCTAAATGCAAGCCAGATAAACAGTATTTTTTCAGCTTTCTTATTTATATCCGGTTTAATCGTTCTGCATATCGTCGCAACTGTTAGCTAATGCAGTCAAATTCCCGGTTTCTAAGACTAAGACTTTCCCCAATAAGCAAAGAACTGAGCAGTATTTCGCTTATCAAATATACTAAAAATAGTATTACATTGTTACTTTTAATGCAGTTATTTTTCATCTTTTTTCATTATTTTCAGGCTTTGCACTACCTTTTATATTTTATTAATTACACTAAATTAGAACGACATGGCAGCACCTGAAGGGAATCAATTTTATAAAATAGCTCTTGCAAATGGTAATGCAGGAAGACCCGCTTTGTTTTCATCTCCTGAAATTGTAGCCCAAAAATGGAAGGAATACCAAACATTAATGGAATCAGAAGTAATTTATAAAACAGATTTCGTTAAGTCAGGACCAACGGCAGGCGAATTAGTATCAGTACCATGCAGAGTCCCTTATACAATAGAGGGTTTTTGTTTAAGTTGTGGCATAACTGCAAGGCGTTTTAATCAGATAATTAGTGATGAAACATGCAAAGAATTACTTCCCATCTTATTACATGTGCAGGAATCTATCCGTAATGATCAAATAAAAGGCGGTCTAGTTGGAACCCTTAACCCTATGCTCGTAGCTCGAATAAATGGACTTAAGGAACAACAGGAAGTATCAGGAGAAATAAAGAACACAGTAACCCAGATCAATTTTGTACAAAGAACAATAGAAGATACTACGTTTGTCGAAGTTCAGACCATGATAGAGGACTTATAGTCAGTTAATTATGTGATTTGTTATCTTTTAAATCTATATTATTGTTAATATGTATTGAATAGCCTATTTGTAGCTCATTACAGATGGGCTGTATTTGTTTATACATACTATCAAGTTGAATAAGATAGTCCCCCAGGCATGATAAAAGTATTATAGAATTGAATATTGAATTAAGAATTAAGTATTTGATTCTGATTCTATTAAACACAATGTTAATTCTAAGACAATGTAAAATAATCAGAAGTGTTAAATAGAATACACCCTACCGGTAGCCTTGCGTTTCGAAAGTTCGACTGTAAAGTGCCTGGTACTATTACCCAAATGTGAAGTATTTATCCAAAACGTTTTTTTGATCTAATGCGATTATTGTTTAAAACTTTGTCTTAAAGTATGCTTGTGATTAATTAATATTTATTAAACTTGTGTACAATAAACTTTAATACAGTGCATTATGGAAGAAATTTGGAAAGATGTAATTGGATACGAGGGATACTATAAGGTGTCTAATTTAGGCAATGTAACCTCTTTGGATAGAGTTATTAACTATGGGATGTATGATTGTAGTAGATTGTTTAAGGGAGCTTTAATTAAGAGTAGTGATAATGGGATAGGTTATCTTCAGGTAACATTATCAAAAAATGGCAGAAAGAACTATTTACTTCACCGATTAGTGGCACTACATTTCATCCCGAATACGGAGAATTTACCAGAAGTAAATCACAAGGATGGGAATAAATATAATTGTTCTTCAAGCAATCTTGAATGGTCGAGTCACAAATGTAATATGATTCATTCTGTTACTGAATTATGCAATTACTCAAATCATCCGAATAAATTAAAGGTTGGATCGTTGAATTGGAACAGTAAGAAAGTTAATCAGTGTGATTTATCTGGCAATTTTATTAAGTCGTTTGGATCATCGACAGAAGCGAGTCGAGAAACTGGAATAGATTTTAGTTCGATTCAAAAGGTATGTTTAAATAAACGTTCAAGTGCTGGAGGTTTTAAATGGGAGTATGCTTAGTCTGTGGTGGTGGGTGGTACCCTTTCGAAATGAAAGTTGAATTGTGAATGTGTGGTGTATATATTCGGAATGTGTGGTATTTGACCGAAATGAAATTTTACCCAATGGCGAATTTAATTTATTTGATTCTGATTAAAATGTGGGTTGTTTTATTCTGTTCATGTGTGGCCTAAAAAGTTGTATAAGATAAAAGAATTGATGCTGATTAATTTTTGTTTATTATAGGTTTAAATTCCTCATATAGAAAATATTAAGTGTAATGTGATTAGTTATAGTCGTGTTATGAGTTTTAATAGTATAGTATTAAACCCCGTAACCACATAGTATTAGATTGTATAACTTGATTTAGGTTATATTTTAATATCAGTAAAAATATAGTTTATGAATCAGGTAGAAGGGAATGAGCTTTATGCTGTTGATGCAAATGGTAAGTTGATTGGCAGTAATGTTGAGTTAAGGCATAGGAAGTTCAGGAGTGAAGAGCCGATGTATGTCAAGGCTTATTTGGATGATTTACGGCAGATATTGAGTGTTAACCGTGGGGATATTGCTGTTTTGATTGAGTTGATGAAATACATGAAATATGACAATGTTGTTGATATTACTCCCAGGATAAGGCGGAAGGTTATTGATGGTATTGGTCATGGGAGTAATCAGACAATAAGTAATAGTATTTCGAGGTTAAAGAAAGTTTTTTTAATACTTCCTATTGGTTGGTGTTCATATTTGATCGATCCTAAGTTATTTGCAAAAGGAGGCTGGTCAGATATACTCAAGATCAGTATGCAGATTACTTATAACCGGGATGGCTCGAAGTATATAAAGACTGATTTTGAAAAGGAGAAAGTAAGTTCGGAAATTAAACCATTAAATGAATAAATTAACAAACCATGAAACAACTATTTAAATCCGTTATCCTCTGGCTAAATGCCATTAAAACAGCAAAAAATAATCAGGGCAAAACAGACCTTGAATTAAAGATTGAAGAAGCAGAACAGAAACACCGCGAAACAGGGAAACGCTACCATGTATTAACCGGGACAGACGATAAATTTGTTGTTGTAGATAATGCCATTCTAGCAACTTATAACCGTATGGCAAAGAAACGCGGTGTGGCTAAGATTGACATTGTTGATTTATTAAAGATGTCTCATTATTCAACTAAATGAAAAAATATGAAATTACAGAAACCTAAAAATCAAAATTATTGCGCCACTATTGTAAGCATTCAAAATATAATTCCATTGGAAGGATGCGACAATGTTGTTGCTACCCGAATTATGGGTAATCAGGTAATAATCAGCAAAGATATTCAGATTAGTGATGTTGGTATGTTCTTTCCGGTTGAAACGCAATTGTCCAACGAATACCTATCAGCCAACAACCTTTACCGGAAGGCTGAAATGAATGTTGATCAAACTCAGAAAGGATATTTTGAGGAAAACGGACGAATTAAATGTATCAAATTTCGTGGGCACAACTCAGAAGGGTTATTTATGCCATTGAAATCGCTTGCATTTACTTTAGGTGTTTCAATTGACAATTATTCTGGCATATTCAATGAACGTGACGAATTTGACAAGGTAAATAACATTCAGATTTGCCAAAAGTACGTTCCAAAATATACGAAGGTTCAGGGTAACCCGAAAGAAAAAACAGCGAAGCAACCCAAAGTATCTAAGATCGTTGAAAATCAGTTCCGGTTTCACGATGACACCTCTCAGTTGTACAAAAACCTTCATAACATCAACCCTGACGACTTAATTCATATTTCGTATAAGATTCATGGAACTTCGGGTATTTCAGCTAAGATTTTATGCAATCGTAAGTTATCTATTGTTGAGAAATTGGCAAAGAACGTCTTTAAGTTGAATATTAACTCAACACTATACGATTACGTCAATTCAAGCCGAAAGGTGCTTAAAAATGATGATTTGAACCCCAATCCGGCAGGATATTACAATGAAGATATTTGGTCTATTGCCGATAAGGAATTAAGGCCTTTCTTACTTGATGGGATGACATTATACTACGAGATTGCAGGGTTTATGCCATCTGGCGCGGGTATTCAGGGGGTATTTGACTACGGATGCGAACCCAAACAGCATAAGATTTTCATTTACCGGATTACAATGACTAATCTATCTGGGAAGGTATTTGAATTTTCTGCCAAACAGGTTCAGGATTGGTGTCGTGATAATGGGTTAGTTTCCGTTCCTGAATTATGGTACGGTAAGGCTAAAGACCTAGTTAGTTTTGAAGATACTCTTTCACCAGAAAATTGGAGAGAACATTTTTTGAGCCATTTGAAATACGTTCACAATGAACATGACTGCTACATCTGTAACAACATTGTGCCGGAAGAAGGCTGTGTGGTTCGTATCGAAGGAATGGGAATCGAAGCGTATAAATGTAAGTCAACCCGATTTCTTGAATTTGAAACAAAACAATTGGATAAAGGAACGGTTGATATTGAAACAGAGAATTAAGCCTATGATCCCAACTTCCGACCTCCGCAAAGGCAACCTGATTAAGACCGAATATGGTGTTCTTCCGGTTCATGCTATAATCTTTCAAGAAGTTCAGGTAAAAGGCAAGGATGGCCGGATATTGTGGGCGAAAGAGGTTGAAGGGGTTGAGTTGAGCGAAGAAATCATGCACGAATTTAAGTTTGAATTATTTCCATGGGGCTGGGTTAAAAATAGATTGAGAATTACGCCATTTTATTTTGCTTATAAATCTGATAATGGGTGTTGTAATTTAAAACTTGCCCATGAACTTCAAAATTTATACTACTGGATGGAAAGAAAAGAACTAACTTTGAATGAATAAAACCCATTCATACCTGTTCGAGCGTTTTAATCGGTCACATTGGCCTTATTATGGGCTTCTTGAAACTAAATATTATATCGGTGAAAGTTTCGATCAGGATATTAAGGAATTACGCGAAAAAGGAATGATTGAGCCTTGCAAGGGATTAAATGGGTGGCTGATTAAAATACTTGACTTTGAAACTAAATGGAATTAAAGTAACAATTCGGAAGTATCTGAGCAAAATAACTTACAATCTGTTACACCGACACCGAGCGGAGACAACAGATTGTAACAAAACAGTCAAAATTAGTCAGCGCGAAACTCTTGTATGTCTATTTAGCCTCAATCCGTCAAGTTGGGGGCTTTTTTATGCCTATGCGCTTAAATAAAATCTATTTTAATCAGGAATATCATAGAACAAATCTATTTTATAGAAATCTAAATAGATTTGATGAGCGAAGAAGCCACGATAGAAAAAAAACCAGTTGATATAAAGCACAAGCAACAGCTTGCCATTAAGACGATGAACGATTTCACCTATTCGCTTCTGTATGGTGGTAGTAGGTCTGGAAAGTCGTTCATTATCATGTTTATGATGCTAATTACGGCCAATAAATACAAGTGTCGTCAGCTTATCGTTCGTTTCCACTTCACCGATGTAAAAAAGTCAATCATTCACGAAACCCTGCCTGAAGTTGCCGCGATGTTGGGGATAACTTACCACTTAAATCAACAAGACTGGTTTATTACCCTTCCAAACGGTGCCGAAATATGGTTTGGTGGTATCGACGAAGGCCGGGGGCTTGACCGTGTTCTTGGTAAACAATACCTGAATATTTGGTTTAATGAGGCTTCGGACATTGCTTACGATGCTTATACTACGGTTTTAACCCGACTTGCTGAACGTGTTTTGCGGATTGACCGTAACGCAAAGCCTGTTTATAAGAAAAAACCGGACGGAACATGGTTGTTGACCGAAAAGGGCGGTAAGATACGCGATGAAGTACGAAACCATGCCTTTATTGACGAAAACCCACCGAAAAAGAGTCATTGGACATACAAACTGTTCTTCGATAACATTGAGCCCGAAAGCCGGACTTTGCTTGATAATGCCGATGAATATGGGGTGATGCAACTCAACCCTGGCGATAATGCCGAAAACATATCCGAAGGATACCTGAAACGACTGGAAGCCATGCCGCCAAAGCAACGAAAACGCTTCTTATTGGGTGAGTTCTCCGATGATATTTCCGGTGCGTTGTTCACCGAGGCTTGCATCAACCGAAACAGGCGAATACAACATCCATATCTCAAACAAGTGGTTATTTCTATTGACCCGGCCACCACATCAAAATCAACTTCTGACGAAACCGGAATAACGGTTGAAGGTAAAGATGAAAATGACCGTGGGTATTTACTCGAAGACAGGTCCGGAATCTATAAGCCGAATGAATGGGCTGAAATTGCCGTTAAACTTTTCTTCAAATGGGATGCTGATTTTATTGTGGCCGAAATTAATCAGGGTGGTGAAATGGTTAAGGCTACGATAAACAATCACAACCGAAACGTCCCGGTTAAAACTGTTCATGCCACCAAAGGTAAGATGCTTCGTGCTGAACCGATTTCATTTTTGTATGAAGAGGACCTGATTAGTCATGTTGGGGCGTTCCCTGATGCTGAGGATGAAATGGTAAGCTTTACTGGTGCCGAAGGTGAAAAGAGTCCGAATAGGCTTGATTCCATCGTCCACGGCTTTACGTTCCTGTTCCCTGTTGGTAAATCTGCCGAAGCAGAATATTTCAACCGCGATAAAGTGAGGTATTTTGAAAAGATTAACCTGGCTGATGGTGAAAACATAGGCTACATCAATATTTCCGATTCCGATAATTATTCGTTCACCATGCTTTGCCTGAAAATTAAGGACAAAAAAGTATTCCAGACCGAAGTACTTTTTAACGACTATATGCCTTCCGGTAATATCAAGGCAATAACCGACATGATTTCCAGAAATTCACTCGAAACGGTATTTGTCGAATGTTCCATGGCTTATTCGCCTTTTGTGCGCGAATTGAACTCGTTGGATTTAACAACCATTCGCGGGGTTAAGGCCATGCCTGAAGAAGAAAACCGGATCTTGATTGAATCAAATTTTATTGTTGAAAAATTCCTATTCCTGAAAGAACCTGAATCAATCCAATACAAGGATTTCATGCGCCAGCTTCATTCCTATACCTCAGTTTCCGAAAAAGATGAACGTTTCGCACCGGCGGCACTGGCCGGAATAAGCAAAATACTGAAAAAGTTATATCAAGATAATTTATGATTAGAACAGACATAAGTAGTGAACATTTAGGCGACTGTCTGGAATTAATGCCATTAATTACATGCAAAAGCATTGATATGATATTGTGCGATTTGCCGTATGGAGTACTCAATAAATCCAATGCTTCTGCCAAATGGGATTCAGTCATTCCATTTGATTTATTGTGGAATCAATATGAGCGAATTATCAAAGATAATGGTATTATCGTATTAACTTCTCAAGGCTTATTTACCTCAGACCTAATGTTGAGTAATCGGAAGTTGTGGCGATATAATTTAATTTGGAAGAAAGGCAATCGAACAAGTGGGTTTTTAAATGCAAATAGGCAACCGATGAGAAACCATGAAGATATTTGTATCTTTTATAAAAGTCTAGGTACATATAACCCACAAATGACTGTTGGTGAGAAAAATCACACGCGAGGTCATGGTAAGAATAATAAAAATGGATGTTATGGCGTTCATAAATTCATCTCAGGAGATATACCTACAAATGAAAAATTTCCAATTTCAATTATTGACATAGATAAAGAACATCCCCAAATTCACCCCACTCAAAAACCAGTCGCTCTTTTTGAATACCTCATCCGCACCTACACCAACGAGGGCGAAACCGTCCTAGATAACACTGCTGGAGTTTTCACAACAGCCATTGCTTGCCTGAATACCAATCGAAATTATATTGTAATGGAAAAGGAGCAGGAATATTTCGATAAAGGTATAAAGCGGATAAAAGAACATAAAAGCAATAAAATGCAGTCAATAAATTTTGAACTTGTAAATAGATAAATTCTATGAAAAATAAAAATATTCTATATTTTATTGATGTATTGAAATTTTTATTTGAATAATTCAATCAAAGAAAATGGGATTTCACGAAGATTTTGACTTATCAAAAGAAGAAATAGAAAAAAGAGATGCGATAAAATCAGAAATGCTTACAGGCTCACTGATGATTGGAAACTCCTTTGTTCCTCCTGAATTATTAAAATTTGTCAGAAGTGCCGAATGGGTTGATTTGTCCAATTTGTATGTCATCTATATGAATAATCCCATTCTGTATGCCGCTCTTTCGATCAATGCCAAATACCTTTCGAGCGTGGATATTCGGGTTCGAAACATCAAAACAGGAGAGATTTACAGCAAGCAGAACATGCGCGAAGGAAAAATAACAGATCCCATCGCCAAAAAAATGTTCGATCTTATTTCGATGCCAAATCCGCTTCAGTCAACGGTTGAGTTTTTGTCTTTAAATTCAATAACGCACGACCTTTACGGTAATTCATTTATCCGTGGAAATTTCGCCTTTGATCGGTTTGACATTAAGAATATAGCCACGCTTTATAACCTGTGGCCTCAGTTCGTAAAACCAATAATGACAGGCAAATTTTTAAATGCTTTGACGCTGGGCGACATTGTTAAAAATTGGGAATACACACTTATTTCGAACGATAATACAAGATTCTTTGCTCCGGATGAGATTTTGCACCGTAAGGAGCCGAATTTAACTTACCAGACCCCTGAGGATATTATTCTGGGTAAAAGCCGGGTTATTCCGCTTCAAAAACCACTTTCAAATATCACGCTGGCCTACGAAACGCGAAATGTAATTGCCAAAGAACGAGGTATGCGGGTAATTATCAGTTCCGATAACAAAGATGCTCAGTTGGGTAATGTGCCAATGACTCCAAAGGAACAGGATAAACTTCAGGCAGCATTCAAGGCAAAATACGGAACACTCGAAGGTCAAAACCAGTTCCATTTTTCGCCTTTTGCCATCAAGGTTGATCAGATCGATCAGGATATTCGCAAGCTGGGTATTCTCGAAGAAATTGGAATGGATGCGCTTGCCGTTTGTAACACCTACAATATTCCAATCGAATTGCTTAAAATGTTCCTTCAGGGGGCTACTTACGAGAATCAGGGAGCCAGCGACCGCCGTATGTACCAGACCAATGCCATTCCCCGCGCTGCCGACCTGCTGGATGACATTAACAACTGGCTTCAAACCCGAAAATATGGTTTTGAATACGTGCCTGACTGGTCACACATCGCAGTATTGAAACAGGACCATAAAGAGCAATCGCTAATCGACCGCAATGAATCATTTGTTGCCCGCGAAGCATTCTTGGCCGGAGCAATAACCTATAACCAATGGTTTAAACGATTGGGTTGGGAAGAATCAACCGAACCGTGGGCGAACAAACGAATTACCGAAATGACAGACCGTGAAATACAAATCATTTCAGGCCGAAACTTAATGATGGCACAAAATGCCAATCCTGAAACACCCGATTCATCAAGTCAAATTTAACAGCCATGCCAAAAGAAACAAAAGATAAAGACCAAAAGAAAATTGATCTGGAAGCCTATAAAAAACTGGTCAAAGAGAAAAATAAGCAAGTGAATACGCACAACATAATTCATAAGTAAAATGGAATATCCAACATTCAATACCCAAAAAGAATTGTTCGACTTTCTGGTTGCCAATAAAAGTTTACTGGTCACCCAAAAGAAAGCACAGATGAAATGTGCTGATGCTATTGTGTTTCAGCCTGAAATTCTGGCCGGAAAACCTAATGTGAATAAGGATGATTCCGGAGAAGATGTTACCGACATGCCAGATGGAACTGATAAAGACTTGTTGGCAAAATTGGTTATCAATACGACAAATCTCATCGACTCTCACATGGACATGCACTTGGACGGATTGTGGAAAAAGAGCCTGAAAGAGAATAAAATGATCATGCACCTTCAGGAACACGCCATGAAATTCGACCATGTTATTTCCGATGGTACTGAATTGAAAGCATATTCCAAAACCTACTCATGGAAAGAATTAGGGTACGACTATGAAGGTTCTACCGAAGCGTTGGTTTTCGAATCTACCATCAAAAAAGACCGCAATGAGTTCATGTTTGAACAGTACAAAAAGGGATATGTAAAGAATCATTCCGTTGGTATGCGATACATCTCATTAGTCATGTGCATCAACGATAAAGATTACGGTGCCGAATACGAAGCATGGCAGAAATATTACCCGCTTGCAGTGAATCCGGAGGTTGCCGATGATCGCGGGTATTTTTGGGTAGTTAAAGAAGCTCAGGTTATCGAAGGATCAGCCGTATTACGTGGCTCAAACTACGCCACCCCAACATTATCAGTTGAAGAATCAAAGAATCAGCCGCCATTTGGCACTGATAAAACAAATAAAGAAGCCGAAACAGAAGCCGTCAGCGACACTTCCATTGGCAAAATTGATTACAAGTTTTTACTCACAAATTTAAAAAAGTAACAATGGAAGAAAAAGAAGCATTGCTTGTCGAAATCAAGCAAATGATCACTGACTCCGCAAAAGATTCAGTAAAAAAGGCTGACGTTGAAGCCCAGGTAAAAAACATCAACGACCAGATCACTAAAATGAATCTGGATAACGAAGGTTTGAAAGCTCTTAAAGCATCCGTTGACCAATTGGTTCAGGACGTTAATACTACTTCACTTCAGGTTAAATCTTTGAAAGAAGAAGGCGTGAACGTGAAAAACGCCGCTGCAAAAACATTCCGCGATGTGATGGAAGCTGCTATCATGGAAAAGAAAGAAAACGTTTTAACCGAAGTGACCGACACTTACGGAAAACGCCTTTCTCTGAAAGAGTTCTTCGAAAAGAACGGTAGCCGTGCATCGACTCCTGAATTTATTCTGAAAGATGCCGTTGACATGTTGCAGTCTGCAATCGTAGGCAATTATGTTGCCAACATTCGTCAGACTGAACTTGATGCCAACCGGGTAAGTATTCCTTTGGCTATCTATCCACACGTTATTAACGTGCTTCCAAAGAAACGTATCAGCAAGCCAAGCATGGCAATGTTGGTTGTTTACACATACGTTGATGGTTCAGGCGTTAAAACTGAAGGTTCAGCATCTGCCAAATCAAGCTTCCTGTTCAAAACAGTTAGTTTCCCTGCTTTCACCATTGCAACTTATTTCACTTTGTCTGACGAAACTCTGGACGATTTACAAGAAGCATTGGACGAAATCTACTTGGTTGCTCCTGACGCTATCAACGACAGGATTGATGCTGCTATCTTGACCGCTGCCGGTGATGATTCAAGTGCCATCAAAGGATTGTTTGCTGCTGCCAAAAGTACCGCTTTTGTTCCTGCCAATTATGCTGATTTTGCTGAAAATGCAACCATCGTTGACCTTATCGCTGCAATGAAATTGCAATGCGAAGCCGGAAGATATATTCCAAACGTTGTTTGGTTGAATCCTGTAAGCGTTGCTAAGATTTCTGCTCTGAAAAATGCAATGGCCGATTCTGTTCAGGATCGTAGGATTGTATTTGGCGCATTTGGTGAACCTATCTCTATCGATGGTTTAACTATCCTGAAAAATACCAATGTAGGTGCTGATGCTGTTGCTGTTGGTAAATTAAGCACTCAGTTGCTTGGTATCCGCAAGGACATGACCATGGAAATTGGCTACAACGGAACCGACTTCGTTGAAGGACAGAAAACTGTTGTTATCAAAACCAGAGTTGCCTTTGGTGTACGCGATGCTTTGGCTACCATTTACACAGCCACCGCAACTGCCGACATTTCTTCAATCAGTATAACTTCTGCATAATTATGAAAAAGTTTATTTTCATACTGGTATTTGGGCTGATAGCAACATTTGCTAACGCTCAATTGGCAACATTCGATTGCAGCACTCCGAAAACAAGCGTTGAAACTCAGACGGCCTATACCCTGACGAATACAACTGCCGGATATGTACTGTTTAATGCTCCACAGCATTACACAACTACTCAGGATTTCACGGTTACCTTTCACAAGGCAAGCGGAACACCTACGCGGGTAAATATAGTTCTGTATGGTCAGAAAACTGCTGACACTCCATGGGTTTCAATAGCTACCGGATTTTGGAAGGTTACAACCGCTGATACAGTAATGACACTTAGTAACGCAACGGCAAATAGGTATCGAAATTATAAAGCTCTCTATACCCCTGATGGCACTGGTGTTTCTACGATCACAAAACAGGTATTCAAACTTTATTTACAGTAAGGTGAAAGCTAAACTGAAAAATGGCTCAATAGTAACCGGAAGGCTGGCAGAAATATTTGTCGGCCTGAAGGTTGCCAATTGGATTCCAGAGGAACAGCCAACAGAAACAAACGAAGAAGATTCAATTTCAGAATCTGATTTAGATACCGAAACAGAAGAAACTTTGGATGAAATTACTCAGGATGAACAGGTAGTTGAAGAAGCCGAGGCGAAAGAAGAACCTGTAATTTCTGAAGTAAAACCAATTAAAGCCAAAGTATCAGTTCCTAAAAAAGCTAAGGTATCGGTTAAAAAAGCAGGACGACCAAAAGTTAAAAAGTAAGCGATGAGTTTTATTGACACGACATATTTTGTGAGGGATTTAAATGTTCCAATCAGTTCAACGTCTGGTTTTAACAGCACATTGATTGACTACATAAGCAAGTACGAGCCCGAAGCATTAAAACTGCTTTTAGGCTATTCTTTGTACAAAGAGTTGATTACTGCCGTTGCTGCCTACGATCTGGCTATGGAGGACTACGATAGTGCAATGTTGACTTACGACCCCGAAACGGACGAGCCATTGGTTATTCCTGTTTTGGAAAGTAGGTTTGATAAGCTTATCAATGGTTCTGAATTTAGCTTTGAACTGAACGGTGAAACAATTACCGAATATTGGCCGGGATTTAAAAACTCCGACAAATCATCTTTGATTGCCAATTACGTTTATTTCAACTACCGGAGAGATAATGTCAGTCAATTTAACGGACTCAGTGAAACGGTATCGTACAGCGAAAATTCAAGATCGATTAATCCGGGTGCTAAGATTGTCAGTGTTTGGAATGGGTTTGTTGACAAGATGGGCGAATGTTCTTTTTTTGCTTACATCATCAATAATTCATCATACGTCCATTTTGATAGCTTACCGTCTGCTTACAATTTCCTGCTTGCTAATTTAGCCGATTATCCGAGTTGGAAGTTTACTCCACAGCAAAAAATTAATACCTGGGGATTATGACAGCTCAAAAAGTAATCGATCCTGTTATTGCAAACATCGTTGATGTGGTACGCGAAATCGTTGATAAGGTACGTCTGGAATATGATGCGTCCAACGAAAAACCGTACTTCATGCACGGTCACCCGCTCGAAATTATCAATACGCTGAAAGAGTACACCCAAAACCCTCAGTTAAGGCTTAAAAAGTTTCCGCTCGTTGCCTTGTTCGAAGACATTGAAAGCAGTAGTGCTGAAGGAATATTTGCTTCACAATCGAAGTTGAACATCCTGATCATTACCGATACACTTCCGAGATATAAGGCAGCCGAACGATACACAGAATCATTCAACAAGATTCTAACCCCGATTTACAAACTGTTTATCGAAGGATGCGTCAAGTCAAATCGCGTACAATCATTGCACCGAAAGATAAAGCACGATCCGGTAAACCATTTGTTCTGGGGCAATAAAGGTCTTTATGGTAATACCGCCAATTTCTTCGAAGATTGCGTGGATGCCATCGAGATTAAAAACCTTGATTTTAAGATTTACAGGTAGGGTTTTTACCTGATACGATCAATGAAATCTATTAAAAAGTTAAAAGTAATTCAAAAATAATTTATTATGACAGCAGCTTATAAAATTACAACTCAGTCTTTCGACTCTTTGGGAACAAGGGGTACTCGAAAAGACAATGAGCTTACCCCTGAAGTGGGGTTGTGGTTCGCTACTTCTGCTTTTATTCCTACTCCGGCTGAATTGGCAACCGAAGCATTTATTGACGCAGCTATTAAAAGCGAAAAACTGTTCCCTTGCCCTGGAATGGATGGTTACGATTTGCGCGACCTGGAAGATAAGATTTACGATTCAAATTCAGGAAACCAAAAATTCCTGAAACGTGGTAAGGAACGTAAAACTTACAAGTTGGATATTCCAATTGCCGTTCACCAGGCATTGCAGAGCTTCAACAACGCCGATCTTCGCGTTTACAAGATTCACGATGACGGAAGTGTTTCCGGCACTCTTGTTAATGGCAAGTTATTGGGGTTCACTACCGACATGATCAATGTTGGCCGTATGCCTTCAGTGGCCGCCGATGGTGGTTCTCCTGCATTAACTCCGTTGATGATCAACTACGCCAACTCTCGTGAGTGGGATAGTTTCGGGGCAAAACTTACCCCAACGTATGAACCTCTTGGAAAAGAAGGTTTGGCTCCTATTCAGGTGAGAGTTGTTTCGGCAATTGCTACGCTTGTGAAAGTTCAGCTTTATGCCGAGGATGGTCTTAACTCTGACGGATCGGCCAGAGAAGTATTGATTGGTGGTATTGATCCTGCCGACTTTACTTTTGTGAAAGCCAACGATACTGCTCAGGCAGCATTTACACCGCTTGAAGATGCCGCAGCTCCTGGAACATACAACATTACCGGTGTTGGATTCGTGACAGGTAAGGTGAATTTAAAATCTCCTTCATTGATGGTAAGTACTGAGTTACTTGTAAAAGCTCCTTCGGTTGCCGCTACTGTAACAATTGCATAAATCTAAAAGGCGGGTTTCGGCTCGCCTTTTTACTTTTCTACCTATGGACTTGATTCAGTTTCAGCGCAACCTTAAAATAAATGTTTGGCACACATTAACGCCGATCATTGAAAAGCATTTGGGGTATATTGAAAATCTGAATAAGTCACAGCTCAAAAAAGGTATTGCATCAGATGGGTTCGCTACACCTCCGCACAAAAAATCTGCTAAGTCTGAAATATACCTTGAATCAAAGATTGCCAGAGGGGTTTATGATGAATCAATTTATCCGGCAGTCAATTTATACAATAAAGGAGATTTTTACCGTGCAATAAAAGCGAGGGTAGCCACTTTCGGAATCGAGATTGAATCATTTGACCCTAAGGCTGATGAACTTGAATCCAAATACGGAAGCACGATTTACGGTTTAACCGATGAGAGTTTAAAGAAGTTTACCGACTCAATTATTGATGAATTTATCGAAGCACTTTACAAACAACTATCCAAATGAAAACACCTGAACTTGAATCAAAATACATCGTGATGGCTAATGAATTGGCCGCCATTAAAAATGGTCGCAGAGGGCATAACCTTTGGTTTTGGATCATCAGAACATGGCTCCGAATATCGCTTGAAATAAGATTGGAAAGGCTTAAAGAAGATTACAAAGACAGCGTGATCACAAAAGTACAATACGATGCTTGGAGTTCAATAATTAAAAATGCGCTATGAAGCTGTTCGCAAAAAAAGTAGTTCAAAAGTTAGAGTTATTCGATACTCCTGAGAAAATCAACATCCGGACCTTTTACCGGATTCTGGAAACTGGCGACTTGTCCATGTTGGCAAACGAAAAAAGTTTAGTGAATGAAGATCAAGCAGATTTATTAACCGAAACATGGAATAATCTACTTGACTTTTATTACCGGAACACCAACACGCAGGCATGGGAAAACTTTCTTCGGAACTTCCGAAACGTGGTCAAGATTCAGAATGAGATTACATCGTGCAAAGCAGCCTATGAAATGTGCCTGTTATTCGACAATAGGGGATTTGCTCACTTAAAGACGTTCGGAATTAAGTCAGAAAACTTAGATGCCATTAAATCGGCCATAAATGCCAAACAAACCAAACTTGAATTTGCTGAAAACAAGCTAAAGAATAAGAATGAGGGAGAAGCATTCAAGTTCTACAAGATACTGGTATCTGTAAAAAACGCAATCAAAAGGGATATTGACACGGATAAAACCTGTTTAGCTGAATGGGTTGAGATATTGGCCGGAATAGCAGAGCAAAACAAAGCAGAACACGAAGCACTAAACAAGCATAAAAGACGGTAACATGGCAGGGATAATTACCAAAGAGCGAATAATTGAAGATGCCAAAATTCAACAGGCATTTGTAGCCATAGGCGAAAAAATTATAGTATGTACTGATAACCTCGATAAATTAGTTGTCGCTGCTATCAAGGCCAATAAAGAATTGGGGGGTGGTGATAGTCTGAGTAAGCTAACGAAGGGCGTGACAGAAGCCACCAAATCAACAGAGGAATTGACATTTATCCAGATGGAACTTGCCAAACAACATCAACTGGTAGGTAAGTTAACCGCACAGCTCGAAACAATAGAAAGTTCATACAATAAAGAAATTCAGAAAACAAGAATTGAAATTCAAAAGAAAAATGCTGCAATAAAAGAAGAAATTACCGGAGATAAGGCAGCAGCACAGGCAAAAAAAGCATCTGCTCAGGCAGCTAAAGATAAATTGATAGCAGACAAACAGGCTGCAATCGAAGCGTCAAAACAAGCAACTTCGTACAATGCACTAAATGACGAATTAAACGAATCGGTAAGGGCATATAAAGCATTTACTCAGGCTCAACGTGATGATATTGCAGTTGGTGGCGCACAGTTAAAGAAAATTCAGGCGTTAGACTCTGAATTAAAACAGCTCGATGCTACGATGGGTAGGCAACAACGCAACGTAGGAAATTACAAATCTGGATTTAACGGATTACAATTCTCCATGATGCAGGTTGGCCGTGAACTTCCTTCTTTAGCGTATGGATTTAGCACATTTATTGGTGCTATTTCAAACAACATTCCGATGGTTACCGACGAAATAACCAGAGCCAGAAAAGAAATTGTTCGAGCAAAAGAAGCCGGGGAACAATCAACCCCAATTTGGAAACAATTAGGTAGTGCGATATTTTCATGGCAGACAGCTATGGTAGTCGGGTTAACCGTACTGACTTTATATGGAAGGGAAATTGCAACTTGGGCCAAAGGATTATTTAGCGGAGTAAGCGCAACTGAAAAACTAAAAATTGCACAGAAGCGATTAAATGAAGCCAATAAAAAAGGGTATGAAAATGGACAACAAGAATTAGTTCACATCAAACTACTTTACAATGCTACTCAGAATCAGGCTACTTCTATGGACAATAAAAGAAGAGCCATAAAAGAATTGCAGGATCAATACCCGAACTACCTGGGGAACTTTACGGAGGAAGAAATATTGGCCGGAAAAGCAGGGAAAGCTTATTATGAATTGGCAAATGCCATAATGTCGGCAGCAAAGGCAAAAGCGTATGAAGGAATAATTGTTGAAAATGAAGTTAAAAAGTTTGAATTAGAATTAAAGGTACTCGAAGAAAGAAAAAAGCTTGTAAAAGCACAAGAAGACCTATCGAAGTTAGAAAAAGCACTAAGTGGAATACAATCAGGGAACGTAGGCGCATCTTCGGTTGCTAGAGCTGCGATGGATGCAAATTCGGAAATAATAAAATATACAGATTCTATTGGAAAACTCAATACTGAAATATCTCAACTTGAATATTCAAGCAAGGAGCTCTCGGACAAAATTAGTCCTACTGATTTATTATTTGACAGCAAAAACGATAAAAAGAAAAAAGAAAAGACTGAAAATGAGTTTACCAACCTCGAAAAGCTCAAAGAACAGCACAAACAGGAACTTGACGAAGCAGCACAGTTTCAGTCTGATTTATTGGCAAATGAACAATTAACCGAATCTCAAATAATTCAGGCCAAAGCTGACAATGCAAGGGAATTGATCCGTATTCGAATGGATCAGATTAAAGAAGAACAAAAATTATCTACGCCAGAACAGAAATCAAAGTTAGATTCTGAATATGCCGATAGTGAAAGAAAACTACAACAGGCAACATCTAATTTTATCATTTCTGAGGATAAAAGACTAACAAAAGAGCAGATCGAAGAAGCAAAAAGACTGGCAAAAGAAAAAGCAGATGCTTTGAAGGTATATACAGATAGGGTTATTTCTGATTCAGTTGCTATTGCTGACGAAGAAAAGTTATCTGCACAAGAGGTCGCCCTAGAAAAGATAAAGGCATCAAAGGGGAGCAAAGATGCGATTGAAACGATTCAACATGAACTTACATTGTTTATGATTGATCAGGATATTGCAGCACAACAACGTATTATTGATACTGCCAATTTAGAGCCGGATGCTTATGCTGAAGCGTCAGTCCGATTACGCAAATTAAGATTACAAAGAGGCGAAGAAGATTTAAGTTTTACCGATAAAACAGAGCAAGAAAAGCAACGCATCCGTGAGGAAGTGGTTCAGGCTTCAGCAAATTTATTAAACGAAGGGTTTAATCTATCACAACAAGCATATTCCAATCAGGCTGAGAATGTTAAAAATACCTATGATCAGGAACTAAAAGCAGCGGGCGATAGTGTAGAGGGTAAAATTATAGCCGAACGTAAATTTGAGGCTGAATCCCTGAAGATAAGACGCAGACAAGCCATTGCGGAAAAGGCACAGGCAGTATTTAGCATTGGACTAAGTACTTATCAGGCGGTAATGAAAGTAACGGCACAAACAGGTATTGGCGCAGCCGTACTTGTTCCGCTGATTATTGCCGCCGGAGCGTTACAATTAGCAGCAGTTTTGGCAAAACCCATTCCTCAGTTTTTCAAGGGAACTAAAAATGCTCCCGAAACATTCATTGCCGGGGAACAAGGCTCTGAAGCTATCATTAAACCATCAGGCGAAGTATTGCTGACACCTGACAAAGCAACCATGTTCAGCGATAAATCATTCATTGGTTCAACCATTTTGCCACACGATAAAACCCAACAGATGCTTGCTAATTATGCAGTAACTCAGGGCGCACAGGTATTCTTAGACATGAACAAAACGAATAGCATCCTTTCGAGCATGGACCGTAAAATTAATGGTAAAGATGAAAAATTCATCGACGGCAAAGGAAATTTAACAATCAAACGCGGTAACACAACAACTCATTATGCAACAGTTTAACCCAATCAGGTTTTTCACCGACAAAAGAGCAACGCAGTTCGAAAAGACTCCAGACAATATTGAGTCAATGGTATTCTACGAAATTGGAGTGGTCCCGGCTTTCTGCTTGTTGGTTGCTACTAACCCCGACGATCCGGCTCCGACATTTTCCGGAAAGGTTTACGATGCTGAGGATAATGAAATTTATACACTGGCAGATAGTTTTGTTTCGGGCAAGGACACATACAGCCAGATCATTTACGCCGGTATTAATCTGACCGGAAAAGTAAAAGGCTATTATTACCTGAAGGTAACCATCGGAACAACTGACTATTTTTCGGATATGTTCGCGTGGATCGACATAACCGCAGAACTGCTAAAGTTTGAAGTAGCTACCTCAGATGTTCGGGTAAACGATAATCTGCTTTACATGATGGACGGTGTTTCATCTACATTTTACCTGAATGCTGAACAATTGAGCATTAAACCGAAGATTGATCAGGTGGGACACGACCAGAAAGCAATTACCAATATCCTGTTTGGTTCAAGGGCGGTTCCCCGCGAATTTGAGATTGATGCCAGCGAATCAATATTTATCTACCTATCAGCCTTAGGATTGCTAAAATCGAACGGAAGTGTTCAAATTACATGGAAGTACGAAACATGGAACGCTTCGGATATTCTGGTTGAAGAAACTACCTTTCACGGAAACGGACTTTACCAGGTTAAACTAACTTTTGTTGATGAAGATGAAAGCGTTTCGATTTGTAACGGCTAATTATTTCTTTTCTCTCAATTCTTTCAATATTTCGGTTAGTAGCTGATTAGTTTCATCTTGTAAAATAAACCTGTCGTTGATTCGATAATACCACAATACCAGATTTCTTAACAGGAAGAAAAGGGCGATTACTATTACGATTGCTATGAAAAGTGACGCGATAGAGGTATTCATGTTTATTTTTTTGTGACTATAAGTTTCTATTTTCCCAAAGTTAAACAATGCAATCCGATAAATTGATTCTATTTCAATAGGTAAAATTTATTCAATTATATATTTTATAGAGTAAATCTATAAATCTCGTACCTTGATTCCATACAAACTATATCTCGATTTAAGCGGAGGCAAAAACCCTGATGGATATTTTGAGGTATCGGCTGTTTCAGTTGCTCCTTTTACCGAACAGTCTATTGATAACATGGTTACTACACGCAAGCAATGGGGAGAGGTTCAGATAAAAAATAAGCCGTTTGATGGTGTGATGCTTTACAATCAGATAACTGCATTAAAACCCACTCAGGAAATTCACCTTAAATTTGTTTCAGCCTACGAAACTATTTACGGTTATTTCGGAATTGTTGACTGCAAACTGAATGATGACCAGAAAGTACTAACGATTAACGTTACTACCTTAGATCAATATACTGAGTTTCTTGAAAACAGGGATGAGGAAGTTAAGCTGTTCGATGAGGTAAACCAGATAGTAAATGGTGATTTTAGTAGTTGGTTTGAAGGTGTTCCGGTTGGGTGGAATGTAAACACCGAAACCGTAGTTGAACAAGCATATTTTCTAAGTTCAAGTGCAATAAAAATTAAAAGATACTTCGACTTACTGAATGTTGGCGATGGCGGAATTAACCGAACCATATTATCAGTACTAAAAGGTAAGCAAGTTCAATTTTCGTTTTTATGGGCATTGGTAGGCGATACAAGCGACAAAGAAGATTTAGAATTTGAAATTGCTCTTTATGGAACGTCAAATACCTACTATTTAGATTCAAATAATAATTGGTCACTAACTCAACAGCGAGTTAAATATACGAAAAGTCCTACGCTACCAATACCTTACGCATCTGTTCAGAATTATATTTCGGTGAGTAAAACCACAAATTACACTCCTGAACATGGAAGTATTGTTTTGAATATTTATCATTCATCGGATGCCGTGTTTACCGATGACACTTATTTATATGTGACCGATGTAGTTTTATCGGTATCAGCCATTGCGTTAAATACCATTAAATTAGAGTTTGATACGGAAAACCTTATCAATAAACAACAACAGGATATTTATTGGAAGGACAAAAAAGGTGAAGAAAAATACTTCTATAAGTGGAATAAGGATGCGAGTCTGAATATTGAAGATATGTTTGATTCAAATGGAGTTCCAATGTTAGGAGCTATGCCGATGAGCAGCAATAGTGGCATGACTTATTCTGATTTGGTGTCAATATTTGAAAATGACAGTACTCATTTGTCGTATAAATTTGAACTTTCTAAAATAACAGTATTTAAAGGAAGTCTTACAAAGAATTTATTATCTCAAAATAGATATTATTACGGAGTTGCTGAATTTAGCCGTGAAGAAATTTACATTGAAGATCACGAATATACTGCCGATGATCTTGCAAATGGGTTATGTTCTGAATCAGAAGTTGGACATTATGCTGAGCCTGAACGCAGCGTGGGATGGAGCCGGATAGGAACACCACAAATAGCAAATTCAAACATGGTTCTTTGGGTTCGGTTCCCATTCAATAAAGCAACAGATACATGGGTGCTTGGTGATGTCTCACATAGCACCGGAACACTTCGAAGTTATCAGGGATTATTTGATTACCATGATAGTCTGACATCCATCAAACAATATCCGGTCCAGTCAAGTAATACCCTTGAAATAAATAATGCTATTGACTTTCGGGAGCTGATAACTCAGGTTTACCAACAGACCCATATTTCACTCAGGGGTAAAAAAGTTTATTCGAATTTCCTGTGGAACGATGCACTTTCGGTTGATGAGACTAAGGCCGTTTACGGTGGAAATGATAGTGAATGCAACTATGTTACCATGACCGACACAACCGACGATACAGAGCCTAAAAACATCCTGAATAAGATATTTGCAGTTCATACCTATGAGTTTGTGCCGCTGACAAGCCGGACACCTTCAGATGAGGATAAATCAATACTGAAAACTTCAGCAAAAAAGCTGATGGACGATTTATTTGATGTTTACCTTCCTAAATGCTTCTGGTTTATTGATGTAAATGGAGACTTGCATATTGAACACCTGAAATATTTTGACCGGATTAATACAGCCAAAGATATAACCACTCCGGCCTACAAATATTTAGGCAATTATTCAGAATGGGAATACATTAAGGATAAACTATATTCGAAAGAGGAATATACCACACCTAATTCCGGTTACCTGGACTTCAATAAATCAATCGTAACATTTGACAAAATAACCTCAAATAAGCGAGGAGAAGATATTAAAGGCAGTTATGCAGCTTCGATAATCACAACTGATGTTCAGTACTGTGCTGAGAACCCGAATAATATTCAAAATGGCATTGTTCTGGTCACTTATGAAACGAAAGACGGAACAAATAAGGCAAAGTATGGCAGAGGCCAATACTCCGGTAAATCAGTTATAAATGGCGATTTAAGTATATCGTCTTTACTGGAAGATTACGCAACCTATGAAGGAACATGGAATGCCGGAAGTATCAACGGAAAATCTCAGGTATTCAACTTTTTAAAACGGTCGAGGCAAGGGATTGAAATTTCAATCAAAGGAATATTTCTTGATAAAGTTATCCTTTCAAAATTAGGGATCGGAGTAATCAAGCCAAGAACCATTGACTACCAGAATGAAAATACGAAGTTAACGGCAGTTTACCGATACAGCGATGACTACTTAGTACTTGCGCCAAACGTATTAATGGGATTTGGTGAGCCTTTGCCGTCAACCAATGAAGTTGCTACGATAACAACCGATAGTACTGTGACCGACATTACAGAAACTTCGGCCATGTGTACCGGGATTATTTCTGCCGACGGTGGAAGCCAGGTAACTGAGCGCGGAATTTGCTACGGAATAACATACGGATTGGTTGATATTAATGGAACAAAAGTATTGGCAGGGGATGGAACAGGAACCTTTACGGTTTTGGTCGATGGGCTAGAATCGATGACAAATTATTGGATCAGAGCTTATGCGATTAACAGTTCAGGCGTGGCTTATGGGGCAAGGTGTAAATTCAGCACAATTTAAAAATTAGGATATGGCACTAGAACAGGGTGATTTAAATTTATTGCTAACATACGATCCTGAAACCGATTTAACCCCGGCAAATGAGATCAGAACATTGTTGTTTCACCCATCTTGGGTAGCAGCAAAGAAAGCACCAGCTAACTTTAATAATACTTTTCCTGATTGGGCTGATGCTACTGAAGCAGACGTATTGGCACTATTGGGCGTTGCTGACGTTGTTCAATCTTCGCAATTAACAGGATTTCAGGCTGCAATTGCCGGAAGTGGATTAATTGCCGAGACTGAGAAAACAAGGTTATCTGGAATTATTGCACCGCAAGTAATTGTCCTTTCGGCTGCCAGTGATGTATCCGGTAAAATATCTGGCGCAACCAAACCGGACGGATGGACGCTGGCCGCTAGTGATACTGATTTGATTATTACCCACACAGTTACCGGAAAGCAAGTTTCTGGTATTATCATTAAAGAAGTTGACGGAAGCACTAAACGGATTTGTGTTCCTTTTGAAGAAGCCTATACCGGAATAACCGAAATATCAACAACCATAACCATTGAGGGAATTAACCCTACATCATTGGCATTAATTGTAATCATTCAATTTGTATAATGGCAGACGCAACGCAATACAAAGCAATTGTAGCTTGGAGGTCGATAGCCAACAGGGTTGTTCAGCTAACCAAAGCAACTGAATTAGTTTTGGCTACTTACCGAGTTTATGTGAGCCCGATTGATAGGCACGATGTAGGCTCAGGACAGGTTCAGGCAGGGTTTTACTTCATTTCATACATGGGTAACCCTTATCTGATTATTGCCGTTGGATCAGGTTACATCGACGTTGAGGACAGTTTTAGATTTCGTAAATGTCCGACTTCTGGCAAAAATGGGATTGTTTACAAATCAGTTGGTGACGGTGACAGTCCATATTTGGCTCCATTCTTCCGCTTTTTGCACCCAACAGCTTTTCAGAAGTTCATGGGTATCGCTTTGGATATACTTTGGAAGAATGAAAGCAAGCTGAATATCAAAGCTATTCAGGACACGAAAGGGCTTACCGGATTCGTAAACCCTTCGGATATTGACGTTTCATACAACTGGACAAACAGAACCATAACCTTAACCGGAGTTTTAGATTACTATTGGAGGGGTGAACTACATACCCTACCCTCGCCTTGGACAAGTTCGGCTCACGCAAACACTATTGGTAAATGGTTCTTATATTCAACCGATGGCGTTACTTTCGCATGGTCTAATGATTTATGGAAATTTTCATACGCAATGGTATCTGGCGTAAATTACAAAGCCACAGCAGCTTCATCTTTTGCCATTTGTGAGACTCACGGAACGATGGATTGGCTTTCGCATGAAGAAGATCACCAAGTAAACGGCACTTATTTGCTGTCTGGCGGAAAAGCCACATCTGGAACCTACGCTTACGATACGGCTACCGATGCAGCAAATAGTCCTGGATTTGACGCTGCAAGAGTTAAGGACGAGGATTTGGAAACTGATATTCCTGCATGGATTGAAGGAACCTATACGACAATGTATGTCGGTGCGTCTGGGGTCTCAGTATTCAATATTGCTGCCACACTTCCATTTGTTTCATCAGGAAGTTATTTGCAAGTTAACAATGCGTTGACAGGTGCAATGACAG